CAGACGGTACTAACTGGAGCCCTATGAACGCGCATCAGACGGCTCAGTATGTCGAAGTCATCGGCAACATCTACGAAAATAGTGAGCTATTGGAGGCAAAGTAATGGCAGACACACCTAATAAAGAGGATGAAGAGTTATTGAAGCTTGCAGGCGAGTTCAAAGAGTACATGCTAAGCAGGAACACCTCATTCCCAGACATTTCTGGTAAGGACATATGGGATAAGCTGTACTATGCTGGAATGTTACCAGGTATTCTAAGATTCTTTATGGCTCGTGAAAACCACTTTGAGGTCTTCCTCAAAGTGGTTGGTGGAGAGGATGAGCTAGAAAACATTCTCAATCGCACTGATTACAAAGGCGACGTCCTAATGATGTCAACATACTATGCTGAAACTAAAGAATTTGGATGGACGCCACTAATCGACGTTCTCAAATCTCGTGACCAACGCATAGTCTTGGAAGCCCAAGCAATAGCATTTGTTTGGGCTGTTGGAATAATTGATAAAACGCATTTCAGTTCAACGGGTGACGACGATGACAATGACCCTACATTCAAGGGAATTAAAAGCGCTCTCAGAGGTCAGTATAAGGAAGCTACAGGTATAGACCCAGCTCTTAACTATCCAATTTCTGCTACCCTTAAGCAATCACAGAAAGAAGAGTAAGTATGTTAACCTGGATGACTATTAAAATATTCGAGGCTATGTTTGCGACAACTGTAACAGGATACAACTTAGACTTCTTGCGGGCCGTTGGATTCTTAGAATTATTTGTTGAGGTTATCGCAGTATTAGCCGGTATAGCGATACTCATATTCGCATTTATTGCTAAAAGATATACAGAGGAGTAAGGTATGGAAATCTTAATATTTTTCATTGTATTTATCGCATTGCTAGCCCTTGGGCTGTATGCGGTATACAAGAATTAAGGAGTAGACCATGACACACCAAGAAGTATCAGAGAGCTATCTAGAGGAGTATATGTAATGGAACAAAACATACTAAAACCACTGGTAACAGCGTATCACCAACATACATGGCTACCGTACAAGTACAGTAATGGGTGCAAGACTTCTGTACTGCTCAAAGTGTACTGTCATGAGTGCAAGAAGGTTGAGGATGTCGTGCGGAGGGATATGTAATGTCAGATTTAGATAATAAGCTACGCACGATAATAAAATTAGCATACATCAAGGGCACAAATGACGGTAAGGATGCAAAACGTGAAGAGCAAGTGATGAGTGATGCTGCAGAAGTAATTAAGCGAGTCTTTGTAGATGAAGGGTGGCGCTTTGACCCACTAACCACACAGAACATTGCAGTTAGGGAAGACGGCACGATCTATCCAGCTGATCCACGGTCTAACCTTATGACAGGTAAAGAGTGGTACAAGAGATTTAAGCGCGGACTCCTCGGATATTTCGACGAAGGTGGTGATTTCCCAAAATACCTAAATGGGTACAAAACCATAGAAGTATTGGGTGTAGCGGCTAGGGCCTCAGGTATAGAAGATGAGTAAGAGTGGATATAGAGTGACAGCAACGTCGCACGGACTCCCAATAGGGAGAGATATGGTACTTAGCGAAGTTTTCAGTACTCTTATCTTTAGTATGTTAGCTGCTCGTTCAGCCATCAAGAAAGGGTATACAGTGCGCATCTACAGGATCAGTAGAGATGAGTAACAGACTCTTAGTGGCTATATACCTCATAGCATTGATAATCACACTTGCATGGCTTACTACAATAATGGACATGAAAGAGGCTATGCTCCTGACAGCTATATCAGGCATAATCTGCCTACCGATACTGATTATTGCCAGGAACTTTGCTGAAGCAGTCGTAGAGATGTTCGGGTATAAGGAATAAAGGAGTAATTATGAACCTTAAACTATCAAACCAGACTATAGAACTAGATACACAGAAACTAACCGAGGAAGACAAGAAGAAGCTTATTGAGGCTTTAGAGGACAATACTTGGCCTAAGAAAGGCGATGAGTATTTTTATATTGATGCCTATTCTTATGATTCCAACAGTATAGGTAGCTACGGCTGGTGTGATAATACTATTGACCAGGGGTATCTATCTATTGGTAATATCTTCCGCACTAAACAAGAAGCTGAAAAACACCTCACCTACCTCAAAGCCCTTCAAGTACTTAAGGGAGATACCAAGGGGTATGAGTGGAAGTATAGAGAACAAGACTATGGATACGTTGTGACTTATAGCTGTATATTCAAGACTTTCCATTTTGAATTTGGAACTATGGCGCGTGAATCACAAGTAAGGTTTAGAACAGAAGAAGATGCTAAAGAGTCCGTCAAACTACATGAAAAGGAATGGCGCATTGTACTATTAGGAGAGGATAAATGAAACTATCGAAAAGCGATATAGGAGAGAAGGTTTTCTTCATTGGGGTCACGATGGCGATACTTTCCCCGTTACTCTTGTTTATTATCAGCCTTAAGTGGTATTCATTAGTGCTATCGTGCATAGCCCTGTTCACTTCAATCGGGTCACTGATGATGAGTCTTAGGAATCGGTAAATACATAAAGAGGATAAATATAGCAGCTACCTACGGGTAGTTTTTATTAGGGAGAAATAATATGGATCAAGCAACTCTCATAGGGCTAGGAACAGTCCTATGGGTTTTAGACGCAATAGCAATTACTGTAGCGATAGTACTTGTAGGACTAGGCTACCTAGTTTACGTAATAAGAGAGAAGCATAAGGAGGAGTAATGGACTTAAACCAAGTATCAATCATCGGGCGAGCTGTTAAAGATGTAGAGCTACGTACTACCCATAACGGTAAGAACATCGCAACTATTAGCGTAGCGAGTAATGCACAAGGAGAACGTACAAACTTCTTTGACGTTATTGTGTTCGACAAGCTAGCAGAGATTGCTTCTAAGTATGTTAAGAAAGGTAAGCAAATTGCCGTCTCAGGTAACTTGCAGCAACGTAGCTGGGAAGATAAGTCTGGCAACAAACGGTATACTGTGGAGATTATAGGTAGGACTATGCAACTCTTAGGTAAGAACGAATCCCAGTCAAATGATGTGGTATTAGAAGACATTGACGACAAGCCTATTGATTTGTCTCAAATCCCTTTCTAACGCTACATATAGCGTCTTATCTTGACAAACACTAGCATTGTACGCTATACTAGGAATAACTATTACCACAAACAGTAAATCCTAACCCAATTTTAACAAGCCCTCAAACGGGCTCATGATCTTATCCCAAGCGGCAAACTTTGGGTATTTTTGTGAGCCTATCTGAGGGCTTTTTTATTTACAATTTACTAATCTGCGAGTCGTATGTTCTACGACTGCACCTTGCGTCGAGCGCACGATCAAAAATCAGAAAGGGAATCCGTATTACCCTCCACGGGTTGGTTTTTCATTATATTCCTCTTCAAACCTTCTGGCCGGAAGTAAACACGTGCGTCTCGCAGATTAGTTGATTAGCAAACATAACACGGAGAGTGTATGCCAAACAAACGCAGCATAGATATGACGTCTGTATTCAAGCCAGAAGCCATTGAGAAGATGAAAGAAGCCATAGCACTACAGACTGAGAAGTTCATTGTACTGACCTTTCAGCAAGAAGATGGTGAACATCACTGGAAAATCAAGATCACTAAAGACAACCGTGTATTAGGTAAAGAGATCATTATGGGCAAACCTGAGGGATTGATGATCGTGGAAGATGAGAAGTAATGGCAGCTATGTACAATCCCGATGAGTTGGTGACTTTCGACCGCATCGTGCTAGATAGGGTCAAGAAAGGAGCATCCATTAACCTCGGCGCTTACTCTTCTGAAAGCTTAGCAGTCAGGAAGCATGACAATATCCCTGGCATTAAAGGGAAAATACTTGATGTAACATTTGACGTGCTTGCTTCAAAGATAGTCGACGATAAGTATTTAGTAGATTTCACCTGGAAAGTCCCCCGTTCTTGGTTCCAACATCTAAAGCAAGAAATATTCCCAAGTTACTTGTTGAAAAAAAGCCCAGTTAAATACGATAGCCATACTGAGGCAAAGGTAATCACATTTACAAGGATGGCTGAATACCCAAAAGCTAACGTCAAGATTTCAAAAGATTCGCGTGTATACATGGATGTGCTGGGCGGCCTCGAGGTAATTAGGGACACGATAGGAGTAGAAGATGTCTAATTCGATTACACTAGCCATCAAAGCCTCTCAACTCCGTCAAGGTATTCCTTTATCAGACCCTGAACAAGTTATCTTACAAACCAAGGTAGTTAAAGAGGTAGAGATGCCGAAGGATGAAGATGAGTAGTTTAGACGAAGATATTATAAAGGCCCACGAGAGGTTTAAGCATTCTAATCTGCCACTTTTCGCTGGCGTTGGTCCAATGTCTAAGTATGATTTCGAATACAAGAGAAATATATACGGGATAGAACGTGATCTCTTCCTTCATTTTGTAAAGTTGGCCTTCGTTGAGGCAGGCTGGTACCACTCTCTTCTCGTCGAATATCAGATGGGACGCATTGAGTCAGGAAAGCTCATGACCGGTCAAGAGTGGTATGACAGATTCCAGCGTGAGTATCATCGTCTCTTGGAAGTTCCTGAATCAACCTACATAGATAGTTTGTCCACCGATGCAGCTAAAAGGGCCTCAGGTATAAGTAATGACTAACAAAGAAATACTAGCCAATGCAATTAAGAAAGCCGTAGACAACGGTTGGAACAGTGGTGGGCATGATACTTCCGTAGTTTTTAATGACGATGATTACAACGGTTACACAATTCATGTCATGACCTGGCAGGCGGGTAGTCTCAAAAGCTTTATTTATCACTCTAATGAAGAGGTCATCTTCAACCACGACTTTGCTAAAGCACTCTGGAGTAAAGGGTTGAATGTAGCTGGCTGCTATGAGCACAACATGGATGAAGGCGTAACTAGCTTTATCCTACCTGGATGGAAGTATTTACTTCAGCAAATGGTAATCTCCGACGACCCTATTAAATACCTAGGAGAACATATCTAATGGCTGATCAAATGGGACGACCCTCAGTCTACTCAAAAAATGTAGCGGATAAGATATGTGAAGAGATTGTCATTGGTAGATCGCTACGATCTATATGCCAAGACGAAGATATGCCATCTATTTCCTCAGTCATTAAGTGGCTTGGAGAAAAGGAAGACTTTTCGGCACAATACGCGCGTGCTAAGGAAGAACAAGCTGATACTCTGACTGATGATATGGAAGATATTGCTAGGGATAACAACATAGACGTTGCTCGAGCAAGGCTTATTATTGATACCCGTAAGTGGGCAGCATCAAAGCTTAAGCCTAAGAAGTATGGTGACAAGATTGACATGACTACCAATGGCAAGGACTTACCTACACCAATCCTAGGCGGAATGAGCATTGATAAATCGTCTGGTGATATAACGGATAAATAGTAAGTGCCAAAATATATGGCCTGGTATAACAAAACCACCAAAATAAGCAGTATAGTAGCAATATTTAACATCAAGGATGATATAAGTGCCTTATCTACCAACTACATCACTTAAGAAAGTGCTAGCCCTAAAGAAAGACTTTAGGCTTGTGGCTGGTGGTACTTCAGCATCTAAGACTATATCTATTCTGCAAGTACTTATTGATACTGCCCAATCACGTAAGAACATCCTCATTGACGTGGTATCTGAAACCATGCCCCATATGCGAGGCGGGGCAATGCTAGACTTCGAGAATATTATGAAAGCTCATAATTATTGGGATGAAGCTAGGTGGAACAAGACGCTCACAACCTATACGTTTGAAACTGGCACTAAGATGCACTTCTTCTCAGCTGATGCACCTAGTAAGGCACACGGTCCACGCCGTGACATTCTCTATGTCAATGAGGGTAACAATATCCCATACGCTATCTTCGACCACATGGCTACTCGTACACGCGAAACCGTATGGGTCGACTGGAATCCTAGTGTGGAGTACTGGGCGTACACAGAGATTATGCAGAATCCTTTGTATGCAGGTATGTTCGACTTTATTACTCTCACATACAAGGATAATGAAGCCCTTGATGATAAGACTGTAATGAAGATCGAAGCCCACAAAGGCAATGCTGGATGGTGGAAGGTATACGGTGAAGGTCAACTCGGTGAGATCGAAGGGCGTATCTACACAGGGTGGAAGTGGATTGATGAAATACCACATGAGGCACGGTTTGTTAAACGCGGCCTAGACTTTGGGTACACTAACGACCCAACAGGTATCGTCGATGTCTATGAGTATAATGGTGGGTTTATCTTTGATGAACGCTGCTACCAGTATGGTATGAGTAACGAGGACATTGCTGAGTTTGTTAAGTCTTTACCTGACCCGAATAAGCTAATCATTGCAGATAGTTCCGAGCCTAAGAGCATAGCTCGTCTTAAACTGCTTGGTCTTAACGTACTCCCCGCTAATAAAGGTCAGGGAAGCATTAATGTTGGTATCGACTTCGTACAATCCAAACCTATCTCAGCCACTAAGAGCAGTACAAACCTTAAGAAGGAATACGAACGGTATATATGGATGAAAGACAAACTGACGGATAAGTTCATCAACCAGGCACCAGATATTGATAACCACTTGCTTGACCCTATTCGTTACGCTCTTGAGTCTTACTTCCCAAGAGATGATGACGATAACGACTACTCATCAGGTGATACAACAAGCTTAATGTACTAAGGAGGGATATGAGCGATAAGGACAAAGAGATACTTTTGGCAAAGATAGATGCATTACGCTGGTCTTTCTCCGATACTCAGCTTCAAGCAATTATGAGCACCATGAATGACTTGGTATCTTCTATACCTTCAACTGATCGTAACGAGATTGGCTTTAGAGGAAAGGGCAACGATAAATGAACATCAAATACGGACAAAAGCTAGTAGAGACTACTTACTACGATAGTAAACCTTCCACAATCGAACGATACATCTCTCGTGAGGAAGTAACCTCAGATTCTGAAGAACTTGCTATGTTTATCAAACTCCAACAAGAGAATAAAGGTTGTAAGCATATCAAGTTTGAACGAGATATATCTAGTAAAGGTAAACGTTACGTAATCAAGACATGGGAGGTATGACGTGTCTAAAGGTGGAATTGACATCTACCAATACCCAGATGGTAGATACCGCTTGCGTGTGTTCAGAAAGAATACGAGACACTACCTTGGTATGTTTCCCTCATATGAAGATGCAATAGCCGCACGAGAGAAGTTCCTTATAGACACTGATAATGGACAGCTATGCGTAGAACCAGAGGCCCCGATGTATACCAAGAGATGGTTCGAGCAGCAAGCCGATAAGCAGCGTATAGACTTTGCATCACGCTACATGAGCTGATTTTTACCAATAAACGACTGCTAATATAACATAAAAGGCTACTGACACACAGGGTCGCAAACCTAAGGAATGTGTCAGTGCCCTTCTTAACAAAAGACAACTTCAAAGAACGATGGGAGAGCTCCAAGGCGTATATGACGCCATTCTTTGATCCGTTGTCTGAATATGAGCGTATTGCTCGTAACCGTCCTCACCCTGGTATCAACAAGTCATACCCAAAGAATACTGATGGCACTATGGCTGGTATTGTTGATAGCCTTCCTAAGCGTGTTATCCAGCAGTTACCATCAGGTAAAGTAGAGACTACCCAAGGCACGGTGATGAGTATCGTTGCCAACTTTGTACTCTACAACGACATTATCCCAAACGCCAACCTAGATGCTGATGCTATCCAGAAGTGTTGGGCAGTTGTATCTAAATCTATGACATTTGGTGCTATCGGTACCATGAACTTATTCACAAAGCACGATTACTCATATGGTGCTGATTTCAAATACTTCTACGTAAAAGACGGATTTTTCCAATCAGGTAAGCTTACGTTCCAATCATGCGACTATTTCTTTGTTCGTGCGTGGTACCAAAAGAGCGACATTGAAGCAATTATCGACCGTATGCAGAAGCAACGTAAAGCTTCTCGTGAACGTGGTGAAGCGTACGACGAGGAGTGGAATCTACCTGCGCTTAAGCGTCTTAAAGACTGGTGCCAAGAGAAAGCTGAAGAAGCTAAGTCATCAGGCGAGAAAGAACGTAGTGCACGTTCAGAGGCTATTGAGGTTATCCATGGCTTTCAAAAAGGCGTAGGTGCTAAGTTCTTTTCTTGGGCTACTGGTCCAGAAGAGTTTATCTGTGAGCGTGTAAACAAAGACCCACGTGGCAAGATGCCAGTTAATTACATGTACACAACCCTCGACTTTGAGAACCCACTCGGCCGAGGAGTTATTGAGATGTCTGGCGGCATGCAGAACGTTATCGACTCAATGCTGCAGAGTTACCAGTACAACCGTGCTCTTATGCTAGCTCCACCTCTTATTAAGCGTGGCAACTGGGACAAATCTAAGGCTAAACTACAGCCTAACGCAATTATCGATCTTGGTTCAGACGAGAACAGTACTCTCGAACCATTAACCCTCGACACTACTGCTTTGTCTAACTTTACCCAAGACTATGGGTTGTTCAAGTCTCAGATCCTCGCATTAAACAACAACGGCGATACTTCCACTTCATCAGAAGTAGGTAACCCAGGATTCTCTAAGACCTCTGCTGGTGTACAAGCACAGCAACTAAAGCTTGGTGTATCAGATAACTACATGCGCAAACAGTTTGAGGCGTGGTGGTCAGACAACTGTGAGACGATGCTTAACATCCATTTCTCTAACAAGCATGGTCTTGAAGAGATTGAACTCGACGACGACACAGCACGCAAGGTACGTGAGATCGACCCAAGTCTTGTTACTGATGACAACAAGTACACCATCAACTACGACGAATACACTGAGATGCTTCGATTTACTGTTGATGCTTCTACCTCAGACAAAGAGTCAGACGAGAAGCAGATGGAGAACATCGACACTATTCTTGAGCGAGTACAGAACTCTCCTATGCTTCAGGCAATTATGCAGCAATACCCAGAGAAGCAGGCTGAGCTATACAACAAGGTTATTGCTCTATCTGGCGTAGAGGACGCTGAAGCGCTCCAGGTAGATGCTAAACAGTTTGCAGAACAGATCAAACAGCAACAGGCTATGGCTGAACAGCAAGCAGCACAACAGCAGATGATGCAAGCTCAGGCGGCACAACAAAGCCAGCAACTACCACAAGATGCACAGCAACCTACTGACCAACAGATGCAGCCTCAAGAAGAGATGTCTGAGATACCAGATATGCAGACTCTTGAAACCGCACAAGATCAACCTGAAGAACAGGGTGAGGAACAACTAGAACCTCACGAGATGATGCTTGTACAAGGTCTCCAGGACCGCGGTCTACCAGATGACGTTATCGAACAGGCGATTGTAATGATGCGCCAAGGTATTCCTGATGACGAAGTTCTACAGGTAATTGCTCAATCTATGCAACCACAAGGAGGTATGTAGTGGAAGACTTTATCCCTAACGATGGCGCAGTATTCGACCCGTCTGCAATCCCAGCAGAGCAAGAGAAAGAGAACCGCGAATACATCAACAAAGCTGAGAGTTCATACCCAGTTATTAATGACCTTATTAAGGACTTTGAGCAAGACATTGCCGACGCGGACTCTATTACAAAGCTCGGTATCACATCCGCTATGCCACAGATACAGGTACAGATTATTACGACAGCTAACGAGAAGTATGTAGAGAAACTTAAAACGAAACTGGAGGCGCTTAAAGCTATGGCTGAAGCCGGCAAGCAATAGGTGGTTTGCTTTCAGTTCGTACTCTTACTACGGATTGAAAGGAGATCATCCAGCTCCACGGCTCGTGCCCGTACGCACGTAAAACAATAAGGAGAACATATGCCTGAATTAGATTCAGCAACAACTGACGTAAACCCAATGGACGCGCTCGACTTCAATGAAGAAGAGACACCAACAGAGGTAGAGACTCAAGAAACTACCGCCGAGGACTCGTCAACCGAAGAAAACAAAGATGAGACGACTAATCAAGAAGAGGAAACAGAAGGCGATGAGTCTGAGAAGCCTGAGGGCGACGAAGAGGAACAAGCCGATGAAACAGAATCTGATGATGAGTCAAAACCTAAGAACTCGGCTCAGAACCGTATTAGGTCACTTGCAAATGAAAACCGTGCACTGAAGCAGCAGGTTGAAGCATTAAATGCTCAATTCTACCAGCCTCAGACGGCGGAGCAGTTGCAAGAGAGTGGAATGGATGAGACACAAGCCCAAATCGAGGTATTACGCCAAGAGAGGCTTATGGATCAGGCTAATGCTCATATCACTGCGTTAAACACTGATTTGAACATGGAAGCCCTACAAGTTGCACATGACTTTCCAGTATTCGACCCAGACAGCAAAGAGTACGATCCGAAATTTGCTGAAAAGGTACGAGACCAATGGATTGCCGCATCTGGCCTTACCACTGACCCTAACACCGGCTTCATTACCCAGGCCCGAGTCCTTCCGTACGATTTTTATAAAAGCTATGCAGAGGCTCGTGAAGAAGGAAAGAAACAGGGAGCAATCGCTGGTAAGCGTGACTATGAAAGAACCGCTAGTGCAGCAGATGTAACCCCGATCGCCTCACCGAAAGATGAGAAGAAAGATCCTTTGATGGAAGCCCTCCTTGCAGATTAACAGGAGTTAAAAAATGGCAGTTATGCCTTTTGCCGCTTCTCACCTAAAAGTAATTGATGAGAAGTATTTCGTAAAAGCAAAGACTGACATCGTTATCAACAAAGGCATCCGCCTAGAGTTTGATGGACGACGTTCAGTAACAATCTACAACTTTAGCACTGTAGCTGAAGTTGACTACGTCCGAGATGGTGCAAACCGCTTCGGTCAGCTCGTAGAGCTTGGTCTTGGTACACAAACCTTCACCCTTTCACAGGACAAGGCATTTACCTACACAATCGACCGCGGTAACTACGCAGACAACATGATGGTCAACGAAGTTGGCTCAACAGTTAAACGACAGGTTCGTGAAGTATCTGTGCCTACAACTGACAAGTACCGCCTTGCAACTATGCAGGCATACGCAGTTGCTAACAGCCAGACCGACACACCTGCAGTTATTACGACCTCAAACTCGTACTCAACATTCGTTAACCAAGTATCAGACCTTTACGACACTGACTCAGTAGAGCCAGACAACCTCGTAGCGTTCATGACTCGCGCTAAGTGGAACCTACTCCGCCGTAACGCTGAGTTCAAGCTTGCTTCTGACGACGCATATGCAGACGTAAAGACGGGTGTTGTTACCACTGTAGACGGTGTAAAAATCGTTCCAGTTCCAACAAGCTACCTTCCTACGAACACTGCATGGGTGATCGTTGCTGATGACGTACTTGTTGCACCAACTAAGTTCGACATGATCCGCACACTCACTGAAGTACAGGGTATCGACGGCTGGGTTGTTGAAGGCCGCCGCTACTACGACGCATTTATCCCAAGCAATCGTGGTAAAGCCTTACGAGTTCACATGGAAGCATAACAGGGGTCGGACAGTATTCCAACATCATAAATTACGCAGGATTCTAAGAAACATGAAGCTAGTAAAAATTGAAGGACTATACGCGAAGGATCACCCTTTATACACAACATATAAAGGTATGCTCGCTCGGTGTAATAACCCAAACGGAAAGTACTACAGCTACTATGGTGGCCGCGGTATCAAAGTCTGTGCAGACTGGCAAGGTAGATTAGGATTCAAACACTTTGTACGAGATATGGGAGAGCGCCCAAAAGGATACACGCTCGACCGAGCCGATACAAACGGAAACTACAGCAAATACAACTGTCGATGGAGCAATATGACAACTCAGTCACTCAATAAGCGTTTAGCGAGAGTGAACACGAGTGGATATGCTGGGGTGCATTTCTTCAAGCGAGCCAACTTATGGTCAGCTTACATCGATTTTAAGGGCAAGAGAAAGAACTTAGGTTATTTCAAACGCCTAGCAGATGCAGTGGAAGCGCGACGTGATGCGGAAAACGAACGACAAATGTTAGTAACAAACTAAGGAGGATTTTATGGCTAAACCAGACCCTAAAGACCCACAGAACCAGCCAGGTAACGCACCTGAAGTAAGTGAAAAAGATGTAAAGCTCGGCGTATACGTATTCCAACCACGCAACGAGCAAGACGAACCAGTCGGCGAGAAGAAATTCCTTGCATCAAACGACCAGGCTCACGTCGAAGCATTCCTTCACGCTGGCTACCGTGCAGCTACTGAATCAGAAACTAACGAGTATGTCGAGAAGACTAAGGCTGCGCGCGAAGAAGCACGCAAAGCCGCTCAGGTAGAAGGAGACAAATAATATGACTTTAAACAGTCACTTTAACCGCTCTGCTACAGATGTTACGGGTAACGTAACCCTAACAGCAGCAGACAGTGGTAAGACGTTTGTAGTAAAGGCAGATGGTGTAGTAATCACTCTTCCATCAACAGCACTTGGCCTTACCTACACGTTTAAGAACGGCTCACGCTATGACGGTGAATATGCTTACGCTGTATCACCTGCAGCAGCTGACGGCTTTACTGGTAACGGCTTTACGGCTGCTATCAACAAAGACGCAGTGGTATCAAAGGCTACCAGCCGCGCTAAGGATGAGTTCACCATTCTTGGTACTGGTACTGCTGGTGTAACTGGTTGGACTTTCCAGCAAGTTATGGGCACGATCACTCGCGAGGCGTAGTGAAGACGGGGGAGTGAAATATCTCCCCCACCAAATTAAACAAAGGACGATATGGCTAATAAATTAACTAAATTGGACAACTTGATACGCGGTGATACACCCCTGTTGACGTTTACCTTTAGCGTCGGTACAACATTGGTTGATTTAACAGGCTACGTCATTACGTTCACAGCTACCTCTAACTCTAATCCTGATAACTCGGATGTCCCTATTATCCGTATCTCGACTAGCGGTGACACAACGGGAGTAGTTAACTTCCAGTTATTAAATGACCAGGCAAGCAACTCGACTAAAGACTTAGTACCCGGAACTACTTACTACTTCGACGTACAGATATTCAACAACCAATCGGGTACTTTAAAACGCGTTATGACTCCCGTAAGAGGGACCTTCGGAGTAGATGCTGACTTTAACAGGATTGAATCATAATGGCTACACCTACTGAACGAATCAACATAGCGGTAAATCTATCAGGGCTTGACCAGAACGCAAGCTCAAATGTTTCAGCTGTTACCCGGCAGACGACCGTTGGTACTTCAGTAGTTCAGGGCCCAAAAGGTGACACCGGAGCTACTGGGCCTACGGGTGCGACAGGACCGGGGGTAGCTACGGGTGGTACTACAGGACAAGTGCTGCAGAAAGCATCCGGAACAAACTACGACACTAGCTGGCATAGCCTCGTAAAAGGGGACGTTGGGCTTGGAAATGTTGATAACACAAGTGATGCTAGCAAACCCGTTTCTACGGCAACACAGACAGCCTTAAACTTGAAAACAGATAAATCAACAACTATATCAGCTGGCACCGGATTAACAGGTGGCGGTGATCTTTCAGCTAACAGAACTCTTACACTTGCGAACACAGCGGTTACACCAGGCAGCTATACAAATGCAAGCGTAACAGTCGATGCACAAGGACGTGTCACCTCTGCATCAAGCGGCACTGCCGGAACCGGAGACGTCACAGGGCCAGCTAGTTCAACAGACCTAGCGCTAGTGATATTCAACGGTACAACAGGGAAGATTATAAAGAACTCACCAGTTACTATGAGTGCTGGCGGATCTCTATTCTTTCCTACCAATCAGGGGGTTTCTCTCGACTTCGCTTCGATCGGCGTAGCAACCTATATAGACGACTTGGGAGCTTCTTTCGGAGCCGGCATATCTGCAAATGATTCGTTGTCTCTATTTATGGGGACGGCTAACAAGTTTATATTCGCTGGGACACCTACTGCGAACAGAACACTGACGCTTCCAAACGCTACTACAAATTTGATGGGCGACACCACCTCTAATACCGTCACCAACAAAGACCTCACCTCTGGAACTAACACATTCCCTACACTCAATCAGAACACGACAGGGAGCGCTGCTACTCTCACTACATCTCGTACGATCGGGATACTTACAGGTGATGTAACGAGCTCTGGTTCTGGATTCAACGGGTCTGCAAATAACACCAACGCTACTACTTTAGCTACGGTGAACTCAAATGTGGGATCATTCGGGTCAGCCACTCAGGTTGCTGGGTTTACTGTAAACGCCAAGGGGCTGATCACAGCCGCTAGCAACACATCGATTCAAATCGCCGAGAGCCAGGTAACAAACCTTACATCAGATTTAGCTGCTAAGCAGGGAACAATCACACTCACGACTACTGGTACGAGCGGCGCTGCAACCTTAGTTGGAAACACGCTCAATATTCCTCAGTACGCAGGCGGTGGTACTGGAATTACAAGAAATATCTCGACCATCACTACATCTGTAACGCTTGGTGCTTCATCGTCTACCGATTATGTGGTGTTCGTAGGAAGCGGTGGTGCACCGACCCTACCTACGGCTGTGTCTAACACCAACTCATACACCATTAAGAACATCCACACAACAAATAAAACTATATCAACGACATCATCACAAACGATCGACGGTAGTACGACAGCAACGATTATTCCAAATCAGTCTCTCGAAGTTGTTTCTGATGGTTCAAACTGGAGGATAATCTAGTGACTTACGTACCACCCAATGCAAACGGCCAAGCGACAATGGCTAATAGTTCGCCTGTAGTAATCGCCTCTGACCAGAGTGCTCTTCCCGTCGGCGAACCCGGCGTGGTATCTACAAATAACTCAACTACTTCAGTACTAGCTGCTGCTGGGGTATTTACTGGTACATCGGAGGATGTCCTAGCGTATAACGAACTGCGTATTTCGGTCATTGCTTCACACGCATCTGCCACGGATGGTCTCTCCATTCAGCAGTCATCAGATAACACAAACTGGGATGTCACTGACACCTACACTATTCCTGCCACAACCGGTAAGACATTCGCAGTCCCGCGCCAGGCGCGATACTTCCGCATTGTCTATACTAATGGCGGTACCCTACAAACCTCATTCCGTCTACAGACTATATTGAATAGGGATGCTGTACGTGCTGCATCTCAGCGTGCGGCTGACGCGTATTCTAACGAGACTGACCTAGACCAGAACCAGTCGTTCCTTATGGGGTACAACGGTACAACCTGGGATAGGTTACGTAGTGATACTACCAACGGCCTCGACGTAGACGTAACGCGTCTACCAGCACTGGTAGCTGGGTCAGCGTTAGTAGGTAAGGTTGGAATTGACCAAACAACACCAGGCACAACTAACGCAGTTGTAGACACTCCTGTAACCTCAGGTGGCCTGAGCATCGTCACGGGTTCTGTAGGCGCTACAGCAACCGCTATCAAGGCTTCGGCGGGGCAGCTGTACGGGTACCACTTATTTAACACCACAGCAGCAGTAGCGTATGTACAAATATTCAACGTTGCTTCTGGATCAGTCACACTTGGTACGACTACTCCTACATTATCTATCGGCATTCCTGCTTCAGGTGGTGTTACAGTTAACTTCGATAAAGGTATCGCATTCGGTACGGCAATTAGTTTTGCTTGTACCACGACTCGAACAGGTTCAACAGGAGCGACATGTGATGTTAACTTCTTCTATAAGTAGGCTGGTATGGCAATAAGTCGACAAACATCAGGCAATGGCGCAGCAGGGTCAGTGACTTTTACGGGAACATGGGCTGCTGGTGATCTTATTGTTCTTAATCTTATGAACAGTGCCAGCACAACTGTACCAAGTATCCCTACTGGCTATACCTCGGTTACATCAGGCACAGAAGCTACTGGTGGTAGCGCACTGCGCCTTGTATATAAGTACGCTGTGGGCGGCGACACGGTACCGACTTTCACGAATACTACGTCAGTCGCCTACGCGATATACACTGGTATAAATGCGACCACACCGTTTGTACAAACAGCAGGTCAGGCAGCAAGCAGTAGTACGATGTCATCTTCGGGTATCGTTACCTATGCGAGCCCAGGCAATGACTGGGTGATTATCACTGCAACAGGCAAAGGTATTACAGGTAACATCGGGTCGCACCCGCCTACGAGTATGACACTTGTGACTGAGTATAAGAGTGGCTCAGATGATAACTGCATATTCGATAGTAATACACCGCTTTCATCGTATAGCTTTAACAACCAAACACTGTCAGCATCTGTCTCTTGGATTACCAAGACCACAGAACTCCAATACCTTGCTGGCGGTGGTGGCAGTACGGCACATAATCTTACCCTGCTTGGTGTGGGCGCTTAACTTGTGGCCAGCAGTAAGGAGAAGTACCCGCCGTCTGGCTGGGTGTCTATTCTTATGTTAGTAGTCATCGCTTTCGCGGTAATATGGCTCTAAAGGGTTACATATTGTATACTATAGCGAGTTATGGCATATATAGACAAATCAAAGGTGACTCTTAAACAGCTCATCGCTCTTAAGCGAAGGGAATACAAGAAGTTGCCTTCGGTGAGATGTTATATGTTGCGGGAGACAGTGCACTTTACTTTCGACGGGTTCGAACATCTCCATATGGATGGCCGAGGATCGCGTAGGAGTAGTGAGGATGCTTACAATCGGTTACTCTTGATGGAGCACGCACCAGGCATCATACTCGGCTCTAAATTCATAAAAGAAGATAAACCAAAATTCAAGAACGGGAAAGTAGCTGTGCATTATGAACTATATGGCAAAGTCGGCAAGAGCAGTGCCAATGTAGTAGTTACGCTCAGAAAACTTGGAGAGGGACGTCTACACTTCTATGGTATCAGATATAAGTAAACAAAAAAGCCGACCGATGGTCAGCTAATTTGTGGTGCTTGCATTCCTGCATAGGAGATTCCTTGGCAGAGCGTTAGGCTTTCGCCCGAACAAGCACTACTAGTAGTATAGCATAATTACTAAACATAGCAACTATATAATAGTTATCATCTAATTAAATCACCATCGAGCAGGTTGACAAACGTTGTATAATTTGCTATAAGTATATTTAGATATGGCAAACATCCTTAAGAAGGCTATAAGCATAAAAAGCGCAGCTCTTGTGATTGGGCTTGCAATTCTTGCTTATGTTGTGCTTATTGTAGGTAACATATTCTATATATCAGTAAGCGAATACTCAAAAGCCGAAGCGAATACTCAAGCCCAACAGATGGCAGTGTCTGAGGTAGACCCTGCCCTCGTCCCCTTGGTAAGACAATTACGTATCGACCCTACGGGGCTCATAATTAGATATATAGATGGATACGCAACAAAGGAGCAACAGGGCGAATTCGACGGTATACGCACCATAACTATTGCCAGGAATCATTCTGAGATCGAGCCAGTTGCAAATACGCTAGCTCATGAGTATCTTCATTCTGTATGGATAAAAATGCCCCAGCAAGACAAGGACTACCTTACAGTACAGCTGAACGACTTATATACTGGCGATGAGTTTATGAGAAACCGTATGAAGATTTACCTAGAAGAAGGACTCCAGCCGGGTACAATAGAATTTGCTAACGAACTTCATTCAATCTACTGTTCAGATATTTCCGACCCATACCTAAGCAAGCCTGTTTTAGATGAGTGTAATCGATGGATTAACCGCTCAGCGCTTACATTTCTTAGATAGCTGTAATTCTTTACCAATAACTACTACCTATAATATAGGTAGTTTATTTATACCTAGAATAGGGTAAATATTAACCTATCCATAAAGAGGGACGCCAATTAATTTATTTGGAGTTTCTTTATGGTTAACATTCTTGGTCACACAGTTGACATTCCCTTCGTCCAGAACCCATGGACGAATAACAATCAAGGCGCAGTCCCTATCCTTCAGAATCCTTTCAATGGCAAATCTGGTGTACAGGCTGGATTTTTCCCAACAGTAGTTAGTAAACCAGCTCAGCCAACCGGCACGCCAACAAAAGATAGCATACCCTCTGGTCCCGATACGGGACCATATCAGAACACTGCCTCCTCTTCTGGCGGCTCCTCAGCGTCATCATATGACCCTGCTGCGCTTGCATACTACGATGACCAGCTGGGTCAAGTTAATAGCGCTCTTGGCCGTATCGGTAGTCAACGAGATATTGGCAATCAGAACATTAACAGTCAGTACAATGCTGCATTAAACAAGCTCTTAGGCCAGAACGCAGCCGCACAGCGTGACTATGACACTACTAAGCAGCGTACAATCGACGACAATGTTACTGCCCGCGCAAAAGTTGATGACACCGTAGCTAAGCAATCTGCTGGCCTACGCCGACTACTCGGCAACAGCAGCAGCGCAGCACTCTACGCAGCACCTCTCGCTGTAGCACGCCAAGGCAACACCCAGCTAGGTGACATCCAAACAGGCTACTCACGTAACCTTCAGAATCTCGATACCGCCGATGAAGATCGCAAGCGGTCATTTCAAGATAGCCAAACTGACCTTAATAGCCAGGCTCAAATCCAACGAAATTCATTACAGGCTAGTCTCGCTGAGAAGGAAGCTCAACTTCTCGATCAGATGTCACAGCTACAGCTTCAGAAGGCTCAGGCACAAGGACAAACATACGATGCAGCGCGTGCTGCTACACAGGGTAATAACGCTCGCGTTAACGCACTTCTTGCACAAATTGACTCACTTGGCCTCAACCCAACGATCGCAGCTAAGAATGACCTTAAATTCACTGCACCTGAACTTGCTCAATACCAGACTAGCGATATTAACGTAACTCCTGGAGCATCGCCAGTTCAGTCCGCCGCAGGACAATTCTATAACCTACTAGGCTTAGGCGACGACCAACGTAAACAGCAAACCTTCTAAGGAGGTCACATGGATATTTTAGGAGCGCTTAAAAAGCTTATAGGGGTAGGCCAACATCAGCAGGCACCTCAGGCAGCCCCAGTAGCTCAGCATATGCCACAGGCCGTACCATTCCAATCACATCCAAATATGAAAGTGGGTGTTATTGACAAACCGACCACCAAACCACTTCAGCCGTTCATGACTAGCGAACTGCGTAATTTAATTCCACAGAATAAGCCTAATCCTCTATACCGTGTGTACACCAACCCGGAAACTGGAGCTCAAACCCTTGAGAATGATAACGCCGAGCCAAACGATCCGAATGCGGTACATCCTTTCAGTCCAATACAAGCACCGGTAGATTCGCCTCACCCACTAAATGGGTTCAACACACTTATCCAAGGAACCGCAGTACCTCAATACCAACGCCACCTTCAACGAGGAGATAGGGTAAGGAGTATCTAGTGGATATTTTTGGCGCCATCGGAAAACTACTGGGCCTTGTTCCTGATAAAAAGAAGAAGCCTCAGCAACAACCACAGCAAACCCAACAGTCTGTCGCACGTCCACAGGTGTCCGTTAATACGCCTTTAACTCCACAGCAGCCAAAACTCCTACAGCCCCAGGTAAATACTAGTCTTATCCATGCATCGAGCCTCAATCCACAGAAGAAGCTACTCGGGCAGAATATAAACCCTGAACCTACTATTAATGCAAAACCAGCTCCTCAGCCAACGCTTGATAACGCTGTTATTAAGCCTACGATTGACGATGCGAATAAGGTAGTGAACACCGTCGCTATACCTGTCACGGCTGCTGTGGGTGGGGCAATGATCGGTGCAGACAAATTATTTAACGGTGGTAAGAATACTAAGAATCTCATTAATGCTACAAACCAAGAGGTATACAACAACCTACAGCATTCCGTGGTTCCACTCGATGTAGCACGAGGCACAGCGTCCCCCCTCCAGTTTGCCAAAGAAGCTACTAGTACAGGTATTCACTATGCACCGTACGTACTCCCTGGTGGTGGAAAACTGGCCGAAGGATTAGGTGAGAAGGTAACTCAGAATATTGCAAACGATACTCTTCGTCGATCAGCGAATGTTGGAGTCAAGGCAGGGACAAATGCAGCAATTGATGTCCCTACATTTGCGGGACTTAACGCTGTGGATCAAGGAATTAACAGTAACTTCACGTCATTCGATCCTAATCAAGCAATGGCTGCCGGTCTACAGGCAGGAGGAGCTTCATTGGTAGGTGGGCTAGCAGGAGGAGCGCTCCGCAGCGGTAAAACACGGCTCGGTACTGCTATTCAACGTGTAAGGGAACAGCAGACACCAACAGTAGGCAGGATCCCATCTGTTAACAAAGTTGCCGCAGCTCCACGCCGAGTTGAGCAGATACCATCGCCTGAACCTGAAACAGCTCCACCTACACTTGATACAAGGTCATACCTGAGACAACAGCAGCAGCTACAAGACGCTGCGCGAAAGCAAGGTAGCGCGAATCCTATTACTAATCTTCGTAAGGAGATCAACTCTAAGCTTATTGATAGCCTATCACCTATCGAAAACACTCTTAAGACAGCGAACAAGAACGGCGCAAACATTAAAATCGGTGACGCAAACCACATTACCCCTCAATTAGATAGGGTTCTAAGAAGTGACACAATAGCTGGTCAGTACGTCAAAGACAATGGCCTAGCAGACGTAATTCAGAATGTCCCCGATACTAAAGCTCTAGATCAATACCTTATTGCTAAGCATGCTGCAGATCTTGAAGCAAATGGCATTAAGACTGGTAGAAATCTAGAAGCCGATCGCCAACTTGTCCAGTCACTTGCTCCGACATACGAGCCTCATGCGCAAGCGATCACGAAATACAACCAAGACCTACTAGATAAGACGGTAGACTACGGGCTCATCTCTAAGGCAACGGCTACAAAGCTCAAGAAGCAATACCCTAACTATGTACCCGCAAACCGCATATTCGGTGACGCTGAAACGAGAACATTTAAGGGCAATGGGAGCGGTAAGGCATCAATATCCGGCCAATCTGTAGTCCAAAGGATTAAGGGATCTGAGCGGCAGATCGAGAGTCCACTAGCTTCAATCGCTGCTAAAACGTCAGACGTAATCAAACAAGGTGAACGCAATAAAGCTGCGTCTATTCTTGCTAGCTACAAAGACTTACCTGGTAACCCGTTCAGTTTACGAGAGCTAAAGCCAAGCGAGATAGTTGGAAGTAAACCAACTATCTCATACATTGATAACGGTAAAGTTCGTAGATTCGAGACAACGCCTGAGATTGCTGCAGCTGCAAAATCGCTCAATAAAGAGCAATCGAACATCCTAATTAAGATGCTACAAGTCCCTACTAGGACGCTTAGGCTTGGTGCTACTGGTGTAAACGTAGGGTTTACGTTGGCCAACCTTGCAAAGGACATGGCATCTGCAGCGCTTAATTCAGAGCACCCACTACGATCATCCATACTTAACCCTAAAGCCCTAGGTAAGGCAACAGCTGCTTCGCTAAACCACAATAGTAAAGCATATGGTGAATTGTTACGAGAAGGAGCTGGCGGTACATCATTTGATATTGCACGCGATGCACCTAAACAGACTGTCGCCAGAATACGTGCTGATAAAAACGCGGGAACCAAAACACTCTATACAGTAACTCACCCAGGAGAGCTTCTACGTGCTGTTGAGAATACGATTGGGCGATCAGAGGAGTTTACACGCGCGCTACAGTACTACGGGAATAAGGGCGCCGCTCTTGCTAAGGGGGCTTCTGAAGATGAAGCAAAACGATATGGAGCACACGCAGCACGTAACAACACAATTAACTTTGCACGTGCGGGTGAGTACGGGAGTGTACTTAATAGCGTTCTTCCTTACTTAAATGCTGGTATACAAGGCGCTAGAACATTCGTACGCAATACTAAAGAACGACCTCTTCAGACCGCTGCTAAGGTCGCGGTACTCAGCACACTCCCTACAGTGACAACAACACTGTGGAATATTAGTGATCCTAAACGTAAAGCTGCTTACGACGATATTAGCGAATATGAAAAAGAAGGCAACATAATTATCGTCCCAGATAACCCAGTGAAAGACCCTACCACCGGTAGATGGAATGTTGTTAAAATCCCTGTGTCTCAGGAACTTGCTAACCTTAACAACATCGCAAGAAATGGCGTTGAAGCCGAAAACGGCGACAAGAACTTCGACTCAAAGAAAGCACTAGCTGGACTAGTAGGTACAACTACTTCACTGAATGTAGGTTCTGCACGAGAAGCTGAAAACCAGTTATTGCCTCAGGCTTTGAAACCGGGGATCGAGGCATTGAACAATAAGAACCTATTCACCGGTAATGACATCGTTCCTGAAAGTCAGAAGGAATTACCGGCAAGCGAGCAATACGGCGACTACACAAGTGGTACTGCAAAAACACTTGGTAAAGCACTTAACCTATCGCCGCGCCAGATCGACAACTTTATAAAGACATCTGCAGGAGGAGCCGGCCAAACCGCGCTAAATGTTAGCGATAATGCACTTGCAAACGCTGGAGTCATCTCACCAAACGAAGTAAAAGGTACGCCATTAGGATCTTCTATCAGTAACCGGTTCCTCGGCGCATCAAGCACGCCTTCTTCACAATATGCAGATGATGCCTATAGAGCGGCGCGGGACCAACTAATTAATTCTCCCGAATATACATCACTATCTCAAGATGATAAGATGAGTGCCCTTAACAGACTTAAGACAGATGTTAACGCGGTCACATACAGCAAACAGGATGCACTTAACCCAGGTAATGGGTATGAGCCAAAGAAACTCACTACTAACCAACGCAAGCTCCAAGAGGGTACACGTTCGGTAGCTGACTACACAAAGTCTACTGATCCATCATCTGAAACATACGCTGACAAGTATCAATCTGCTAAAGAAGACTTCGACTCTAAATCTAAGGATTGGTCGACTGTTCAAAAGGCCAAGAAGCAGAAAGAACTAAATAAGTTAGCTGTTCAAAAAGATTACGACAACGACACCGTAGATCTTTACAACATGAGCAAACAGGACGTATACAACCTTGTATCCACTGACCCTGACGGCAAGAAAAAAGTAGAAGGCATCCTCGCGTATGGTGATGCGCTCGTTAATGCTGGCCTAGAGAAAACTAACAAGTTCAGGGACAAATACGGCAACGTAAAGCTCGACGACGGCTCAAAAAAATCTGGCTCTGGCAAAAAAGGTGGAAAGAAGGGTAGAAAGTCTAGCTTCAAGATTCCTAAGTCATCTTTCAACCGAGTTGGTTCAACTGCTGCAATTCGTAAACTGCTGCAATCAAGCGGCAACGCAATAAAGGAGAAATCATGACCATCCAGGAAGTTATCCAAGACGCTTGGCTCATAGGTAAGGGTAAAGCAACAGCCCTTGAGACTACATCGGCCCAATATATTAAATTCCTTGCTCTAGGTAACATGCTTCAGAAGAAGTTAATCCGTGAACCTGGAGTGCAATGGGATTGGACATACGACCGAATTGACCTCGGTACCATTACGAGTGACCGAGTTACGTTAGACGACACTATTTACGCAATCCATAGGGATGAAAAAGACCCTGTTGTTATCACCACCCCGAACAGCACCCAGGAAACTTACTGGCAATATGTTACCCCTGGAGAGTTTAAACGCTACCGATACCCCGGTACCTGTACGATTATCGGACAAGAGTTGATCTTTAGTAAGACTTTCACTTCTACAGATACCCAATACAACGGCACCGTTACTGTACCCGCGCATATTAAGCCTGAAGACTTCACACAGACAACCGACGAGGTGCTCATACCAGACCCTGAGTGGCTCGCTACTATGATTGCGGCAGAATCTGTACGTAACTCAGTAACCAAACAGAATCAGCTTGGAAACCTTGTAGGTGATGCAAACAACCTCCTAGAAGGAATGAAAGAACGTAACTCCGGGTCTATCTCGCAAATTGAACTTTACCCGAGTGTTCTAGGTGAAACCTTCGGTGGAGAAGGATACACGAACCCATACCGTAACTCAACAGGTGAACCGCTAGGAGTAGAGTAGTATGAACCGAATTTGTTTAGTAAAAGATTGCTCGAAACCATTCTTTGCAAAGGGGTACTGTTCTCTACACTGGCAACGTGTAAAAAGAAATGGTGACCCTTTGAAACTCACAAGAAATGAAAATCAGGGCCTTACTAAGCATCCTCTTTATAAAACATACATGGATATAAAATACCGATGTCTAAACCAAAACTGCCCAAACTATAACAATTACGGCGGTAGAGGTATAGAAATAACAGAGTCTTGGCTTGGTCGTGATGGGTTCAAACAGTTTGTGAAGGATATGGGACCCAGGCCGATAGGAACGACCATAGATCGCATTAATGTTGACGGTAACTACGAGCCGTCTAATTGCAGATGGGCAACCGCACAGCAACAGGTAAATAACAGAAGAATATTTAAGAAAAACAAATCAGGGCATACGGGAGTGTATTTTCACAAGCGTGACAAGGCTTGGTACGCGAGCATATGTATCAACTACAAGCTCATGCATCTAGGGAAGTTTAGTGACTTCTCCGAAGCCTTAGCCGCTCGACTAGCTGCAGAGGTTAAATTTAAAGGAGTTAGAACGTGATACCGGTTCCTAAAATAACTAAACCGCCTACTATAGATCGACTGAGTAATAGGGCATGGGTTGGCGGATATAACAGCCAGCTAGATATTGGCCGTACACCAAATGACGGCCTCTCTAAGGCTGTGAACGTACGTCTTTACCAGGATGGTACGATTGGGCCTCGTCCTTCTCTTGTTCAATATGGCCCGCAGCCAGCTGGTACAGTTCTTGGCGAGATATATGAGTTTCGCTCAACTGTAGGTACAACAACCACGAACAGGATGATCTCCCTTCAGACCATCCCACAGAATGAAGTACAAACCCTTACAATCACCGGTACTCCAACAGGTGGCACATTCACACTTACATTCTCAGGTCAGACTACAAGCGCCATAGCCTACAACGCATCTGCTTCAACTGTTCAAACTGCTTTAATCGCGCTATCCAATATCGCACCAGGGGATGTGGTTTGTACTGGTGGTAATCTACCAGGTACGCCAATTGTTATAACTTTCGGCGGTGTCTACGCTAACACAGACGTACCCGCTATCACTTCAACCAGCAGTCTTACGGGCGGAACTTCTCCAGCCATCGCCATTACAGAGACTCTTAAGGGCGGTAATACCACCTACGTACATATCGCTCGAGGTGAGGACTTATCATGGACGAAAGTAACTGGTAAAACCTACAGTAATTCAGCAAACGGACACTTCTGCCAGATAGATAATAAGGTCCTTGTGATGAACGGCGTAGATAGCCTCTCCTACCTTGACACCCTCACACTAGGAGTAGTCCCATTTACCGCTTTGACGACCCCTACAATACCAACAATCACTGCCACCGGGCTATCTGGTACAACCTACACCTATTACTACACCGTCACAGCTAATAGTACGGTCGGAGAAACTGCTGGCTCACCTATCGCGAGCAAGCAGGTCTCACTTGTACGCGGCGCTTGGGACAATACTACTAACTTCCTCACGATTAGCTGGTCAGCAGTATCTGGTGCCCAAAGCTACAACTTATACATAGGTGAAACATCTGGGGCGCAGTATTTAATCGCTTCAGCTATCACTGGAACTTCGTTTAAGGACGATGGCTCGTCTTCAAAAGACGTAACGCACCAAGCGCCTATTGCCGATACCACCGCAGGTCCAAAAGTAACCAGGGGAACAGAAATCAACGGCCAGGTATTCCTTACCGGAGACTCAGACCACGTTGACTACGTGCGGTTCGGAGGCAAAGGTGCATACGCGCTCGATTTCTCACCATATAACGGTGGTGGGTGGGTATCAATCGGTAAAGGCACTAAATACATTCCTGTAAACGTAAAGCCATTTAGGACTGGCCAGGGAGATCCTGTACCTATGGTTATTTCTAAGGGAACGAACGGTGCTGGTAAACGCCACACGATGCAGGACGCGAACGTCACTGTAGGTGGTGAAGTTATTACTTACTTCGATGTGAAAGAAGACAACGGCCAGGATGGTACCGACTCACCTGACGGTATTGCATCTATCCAAGACCAACTAATTTACCCTTCGAGGGATGGGTTTAAGAGTACTTTCACTAAAGCTCAAATCCAGAACATTCTCTCGACCGAAACTATCTCAGAGAACATCGAAACAGACGTTAAAAACCTTAACATCCAGGCGATGGACTCGTGCGTACAGACAACAAGGGACGGAATAGTTTACTGGGCGCTCCCGGTAGGATCGGATACAAATAATCAGATATGGCTGCTCGACCTAGGAAACAGTAAACGTAAGGGTGCCTGGATGCTCCCATACAACGTTTCTGCTGACTGGATGACCTTGTATGAAGACAATTCAGGTATGACACACCATATAGTGCTAAGTGGTAATGTCATCTACGAGTTTTCTACCATTCAGGCAACTATGGATGGGTCTCTAGCCTTTCCTACAGATATAACGAGCGGTCAGTTAAGGTTCTCTGATGACGGCGAGGAATGGGCAACCGTTACAAGGATGACGTTCATTCTACTTAGACCAAAAGGAACCATTAATTTCTCAATCTTCGGTAGGACTGAAGATGACGACCAAGCAACAGTTGCTGTGGACTCTAGGACATACGCACCTACAAACCTACCTGCCGGTTGGGGCGAAGCTGGTTGGGGCGTCCTAGGATGGGGACAAACGGTTAATATACCGATTTCTTCAGGCGTTCCACGACAAAAAGTACAGATCGAGATTGATGAGGACATGAATTACGTGTCCTGGGAAGTCTCTTCTTCAGTTGCTGGTACTAACTATCAGCTTTCAGACGTAATCGTGGAAAGCGTAAACATCGGTCTACTCGATAGCGACAGCTAATTTTACCAATAAACGAAAACTATAATTAAGAAAACAGAGGTACTACATGACCGCGACAATAACAGATAAGATAATGGTAGCGTCGAGCGGTACTCGCCCGAACCCAACTACCCTCACAGCACAGAAGAGCGTCGGCGCATCACTTCTTAATGCCGACGACCTAACAGGTTGGGGCACTTCAACACCTGTCACATTTGTACTATACAAGATTGACTCAAACGGTAATGAGATTGTTGGGAGTCGTACAGACTGGAAGGGTATCGTCTCTGGTAATACCATTACGCAGCTTACTCTTACTGCCGGTACAGACACTATTTACCCAGCAGGCTCACCTGTTATCGCGGCAGCAACTGCTCGTTGGGCTGATGATTTAACGGCGGCTACGCTTGTTTCGCTCAACCAGAACGGTACATTAAAAGACAACAGTGTTGGCAACACAACTATTACCGATGGGTCTGTATCGACAGCGAAAGTCGCTGATGGTGCCGTAACCGGTCAAAAATTAGCAACTAACGCTATCACACTTGGTAAAAGCACTAGCTTTACATCATTTAGTACATCATCTGCTGCTGATGTACAAGCAACAGGCGCAACACTTACTGTCACAGTACCTTCAGGCGGTAGAGACGTAGAGATAATCTTAGATAACATAGTCGTTACAAACACTGTTGGTGTTCAATATGTTTCTCTCTCCCTCTGGGAAGGGACAGTTGGCAGCGGAACGCTACTGGCTAGGAAATATTGGGTTATTCCAAACGCAGGCGGTCTCGAAGGAGCCTCTATAGCAGCTCAGCATACTCCGTCAGCTGGTAGCCATACATACAACGTTGGCGTACAGGTACAGTCGGGTACAGGCGGATACAACACATACTCTGGACAGATTCTAAAAGCGAGGCTTGTGTAATGAACTACTTTAACGGAACAATAGCTTACGGAACAACTGGAATCCAAACAATAACCCTAGGGTTCCAACCTACAAATGTCAAAATCACTGTATCTCAGAAGTGGAACGGGCCTCAGTCATATATCCACTACTCAACTGGGTATGGTGGACTTGTTAATGTCGGAGGAACTCCAACGATGCGTCAACACGTCGATTCTTTGTTCCAAGATGCTACAGGTAGCCAAACTCTATCGAGTGATAGTAAGATAGTAAGCTTCTACGATCGCGTATCAGGTACCTTAACCGAAATTCTTAGCGTTTCGGTTGATTCTTTCACGGCAACGACTCTCAAATTAAACGTACTTACAGCTAATACGAATTACAACCTAAATATTGAGGTTTGGGGATAGTGTGAGCGACCAAGACTCTAAGCGACTACGCCGTATACTGCTTTGGTCTTGGTTTCTTATTTTGATTATTCTCATAGGAATAGTTACGTACTTCAGCCTTACAATTGCAAAAGTAAACGTAGATCTTGTGAGTGAGAACAACCGTATTACAACAAACGTTGAAAGCATGAAGGCCCTTCAGAAAAAAGTAGACCAGCTTGCGTCACAAGCTCAGACACCAGGTCCTGAAGGAAAAGCTGGCAAGGACGGGAAAGATGGGACTGACTCGACTTCTACTAACACAGTAGTAGAAAAGCAAACCATCGAACAAGTACCAGTCAACGGTAAGGATGGGCGGGACGGGAAAGATGGTGAAGATGCCCGGCCAATTATGCTTTGTAAGCTAGACGACGGCTCGATTGGATGGGCCTATGTTGGATCAAATATATGTAGCACTATAGAGGTCTTGCAGTGAGTAGCGAAGCACTAGGTATTCTCTACCAATACGGTCTTGCTGGCGTTGGTCTTATTGTTCTTGGGATTGTGGTTGTTTTCCTATACAGAGACGGAAAAGACAAGGATAAAGCATATAACGACCTTCAAGAAAAGCGACTTGCTGAAGCTAAAGAGGTAACTGATTTCGTAATCAAGCCACTCGAAGAGCAAGGGAAGATGAGCGAGAAAATGTATGACATCCTGGTTTCGATTAAAGAAAACGACCGGAGGCGCTAGCTATGCTTTTCTTTTGGAAAAAGAAATTGCGGGACGATAAGGTTGAGGAATCCATTCAATCTATCCGCCGCAATAACCTGAAACGCGCCAACAAGTCTATCGAAAAGATAAAAAAGCCGGCGGAGTTACTCGAGCTATATAAAGACGACGTAACGATGAAGATATTCTTGGCTACGGGAGGGGATAAAAGAAAATGATAGGCGAAATAAACGTTTACTCCCTTATTGGATTGGTCACCCGTTCCATTGCGATTGCAATTATATTGTTTTACATCATACCTAAACAGTTCAAAGAGGTCCTGCGTCCTCGTGACTGGCTAACGGGACTTAGGTGGCAGATGTTACTGATGTTCTCGTTCGCAATACTTGCATCAGTCCCATCCGTTGTCTACCAGATCTTAAGGACAATCGGAGTTGATGCACCAGTACTAAGAGACATTTCAAGTGTTACGGGGAACTTAAGCTTCTTGGCTATCAGCTTACTACTGGTAATGATCTATAACTACAAACGAAAGGAATAAGATGAGTTACAGCTACGACACATCACACAACTCACCAAACTACACGCCTCAAGCTAGCTCTACTGCTGTGTTTGGCTATAACCGAACTATAGAGGGCATTACGATACACTGGTGGGGTGATCCGAACCAGAACCCTTTGTATGAGGGTGTTAGAGATTATCTAGATAGAATAAACGGGAATACGAGTGCACATTATGTTGCTACAGGCACAGGACGACGCGTATCTTGCATCGTATCTCCAATGGACGTAGCATGGCACTCGGGCAGCGCATATGGCAACGCTAAGACTATCGGGGTAGAGTGCGACCCACGAGCAAGAGATGAGGACTATGACGTTGTTTCAGAGCTTATTGCAGACATTAGAAGTGCTTACGGTGATGTACCACTCTATTCACACAATATGTGGACAGGGACGACCTGTCCTGGCGTATACGACATTGTAAGGTTAGATAATATGAGTTATACAAAACAATCAAATGCAGATTGGGGAAGCGTCACTAATAAGTCAACTACTCCACCTCCAACAGCACCGCCTAGCCAGCCAGCTCCATCCACTCCCGTGAGTTCTCTACTTTATAAGGTAAGTAAGGATGGCAAACAAATCGGTGCATTCTCTAAAGATATTAATGCTTGGAATTGCTACATGAACAATGCTGCGGCGAGTATTACAGTGAATGGCACTGATGTGACATCTAATCTTAGGTCTAAATTCACTACTCCGTCTCCTACAACTACCGACAACTCAGGGCAGACACTACCAGACTCAGGTAAGCCAGTTGCCGAGAAGGACGACTACACAGAAATCCTCAATACTGTTAAAGCAAACAATACTCTACTTAATCAGCTGGTCAGCTGGTTTAAAAAGATATTTAACATCAAATAGGAGGAAAGATGTTTACTAAACTATTCTGGCAAGATGCATCGGAGCGAGCCATATCAACATTCGCACAGGCAATCATTGCTGTTGTGGGAGTGCTAGTACCAGCTGCAGCAAGTAACACGGGGGCAGACCTTGTAAGCTCATTTGGGCAGGTTATGAGCATCCTTCCACTCATTATTGGTATCGCTCTACTCGCAGCTTTCCTATCGCTCCTGAAGGCTATAACGGCCGCATATAAGGCAAATACTGATACTGCTTCATTTACCGTTGATACGAAACCACTAAATAAGGGGAACCTATGAAATTACTAGAAATCACATTACTATTCTTTATCGCATACGCAGTTAGTCACTACACATTAGCTAGTTTCGGCGTTAAAGAGCGTCTATGTCTAGTTATCGCGGTTATCTATGCCGTACTCGTATCGTTGCTACTTGGCGGCGTTCTGCTAGCTTAAGCCTTGCTTGCGTACTTCTGGTACTCTTCTTTAAGATAATTGTTAGTGAAGTGCGCATATATAAGCGTGGTCCTAATATTTGCATGCCCCATTAACGGCTGGACTATTTCTACCCGGGCACCGTTCTGCAGCATATTCGTCGCAAATGAGTGCCTCAGTGTATGAGGGGTCACTTTCTTACCGATACCAGCGTCAGAGGCGTACTGTGAGACTATCCTTGCTACATACTGGCGCGATAGCTTCTCGCCAAAACTATTTGTAAACAAGTACTCTGTTCTTCGTTTAGTTTTTAGGTAGTTTTGTAAACTCTCTGCAGCTCGTTCAGTTAAAAAAGTAGGACGAGATTTCCCGCCCTTACCGTGCTGGATAACGATCGAGTCAATGTAGAAGTCGTCATATTTCAGATTAGTAAGTTCTGACACTCGGGCACCACTTGCTATCATCACCCGCACAATAGCGAGATCACGTGGCTTCTTAATAACAGATAACAGTACCTCTTGTTCGGCAGGGGAGAGGAAGTTAGCCTCGGGACTTACGGACTTAGGGAGTTCTACAGATTCTGGTCGTATGTTAGTAAGGTCCTTAGCATAGAGGAATCTTACAAAGCTTCTAACAGTAGCCATCTTGTTATGATATGTTTTAGGCATGTATCCTTTAAGAGATAGCTCATCGGCATAAGAATCTATTGTGTAAATTGTTAAATCTTCTACTTGAATGTCCCCGACACACTTAAGGAACCCATTCATAGTGCTTCGGTAGGTAATCTCAGTATCGCGGGTAGAACCACGGCGCACGACCTTATATCTAATAAACTCGCTTATCGCTTCAGATAGCAACATAAATACGCTCCTTTCTCACACTAAAATTAATAGCGTAGGTTCATGGAGCGTATAATTGAATCCTGGTACCTACAAGAACAGAGGTGCTAGGCCATTTACATGACGTATTTCGATAATCTTAATACGTACGCTCCACAAAGTATATAGTGATAATATTTTGTGTACCATTTTTTAACTATTCCTCCTATTCGACTATGTAGTCTACCCGTTGTTTCTTCTTGCACTTCATACAGGCTCTTACGATGAAGTGAGCACCGTTACCCGTATAATGTTGTCCCTTACGTAACTGAGCCTCTGTGCGCTCTACACGTACTGTTTCCTTGAACTTCTTCCACTCGTGTTCACATTCTTCTTTAGAAACTTTAACCATATATCCCTCTATCCCCTACTAACCCAGCAGGAAAGTCTACCCCTTTATGAATCTATAACCATGCAACTGTAAGCCCCGGGCCTCACCGCTATTAACGTTCTATTGGCTTGCATCCCACAATGTATTTGGTAATTTTCGTGTACTGAGTAGGTCACCCGTTGTTAGGGAAAACAGAGCGGGTAATTTGTCTCAGCACGCGAAAAATCCAGCAGTTTTAGTTATCCGGTATGGCTGCGAACATACCGTATAGATTGTTGTAATACAACGAAATGAGATTTTGATACAAAAAATACCAGCCCTCATGACGAGGCTGGATGTACCAATTGCAGATTGATATTTATATCATAGCAAAGAAGGGGACTAAGGTCAATAAAAAAGACCTCTGATAAATCAGAAGTCTTTTAATAAATAGGTAGTGACTTGCATCTAGAAAAATAAAGCTACCACTTCTATTATACCACTCCAGCCGTAAGCATGTTGACAAAACGCACACAGTTTGCTACAATGCAAGTAGGTTAAATGAATTACTTCAAATAACCGTGGACCTTTCAAACAAAATTTGTAGAAAATATGGGTTTTGTCTTGAGTTTACAGCCAACCACTGCTAAAATAGCGTAAGTGCCGCTTTAGCTCAGCTGGTTAGAGCAGCTGTTTTGTAAACTAAGACTACTTTGCACCCATATAGGGTGCTTTTTTATTACCCGTTCTACGCCAATACTCGTTGCCGCCGGGATATAAAGACATAAACCGCCAACGAGGCGGTTATTTTTGTTTCACCGAATGGATGTACCAATTGCAGATTGATATGTCCAAAGGTGTAAGACCTTAACAATTCATTTGCAAGAACTGAGTGGTAAACGCCACGAAGTAACTACTACCAAGAGATGGTGGAAGTATGAAGCATTACGAACGGGCTAAAGATTTATATAGAGCCGACAGTTTATCGAAATGCGACAACTACCTACTGGAGGGATTAGTGAACTAAGGTATGCATGTTCGTTATTCACAAAGGGTGGCGTCACACTGGGGTAATAGTTGACTTTGGGTAGGCTGAGGCCATCCCTTGTGGGTAATGAATGATTGAGTGTAATAGTGCTGGTAGCAAACCTAAAGATGCGATAAGGGGAATCAACCGTCGGATGCACCAAGCATAAGGTGACTGTGAAGCCGTCTTTGTTATCAGCACCATACACTCAATCCACTACTAAATTTTGCAATACAGAATAGAGAAAGGAATTTATGAATATAGGAGTAGAAATATCCAAGGCTATTGTTAGCCTGCAAAAAGAACTAAAGGCCGTAGATAAGTCGGCAACAAATCCATTCTATAAAAACAGCTACGCACCCCTACCAGAGGTTAGGGAGCTTCTACAGCCGCTACTTGAGAAGAACAAACTAGCACTTATAGCAGTCCCGACAATTCTAGAAAACGAGAATGGATTAAGGTTTTACCTTATCCACGAGTCTGGCGAGCATATCACTGGCGAGTGGAAACTAAACCCAGTCAAGAACGACCCTCAATCAGTTGGATCGGCTGTAACATATCTACGACGATATGGCGATATGGCTATGACTGGCTTGGTAGCAGATGAAGACGACGATGGTAACGCAGGGAGTGCAAAGAAGAAGCAACCTGAACCACCTAAGGCATCTACTGCTCGACCTGCTACAGCTAACCAGCTAGACCTTATCAAGACGCTCGGTGAAGGGTTAGGTAAAGATGAAAAGTGGCTCGTTGCAGTATATGACAGGATTCACTCAGCCGCAGACGCATCGTCAATCATCCAACAGCTTAAGGATATGAAGAAAGAATAGTATGGAACTTACAGACGAAGAATACTTTGAACAAGAGATGGAAGCCGAGGCACGAGATGCCCGAGAAGCTGAGAAGCAAAAGACAATTACTGTTGAATATATCGTCGGAGAAGGACTTGAAAACCTCGTATCCGACCCGATGAAACCTGGACATCTTATATGGATTCCATTCTAGATCAATTAGGCGCAATCATTAAGTACCAGCAATATATCGCAAGGAGTACAGATGAAAACAACTGAACGACAAGCAAATAAAGCAATAAGAGATGTCGAGGATGAACTCGCATCACAAAACAAAAAGGAACCAAAAATGAAAGATACAATCACCGTTAATAAGCTCAAATACAACACGATGAAGTATGCCCTCTATACCTTAGTTATCGTAGGTTTAGTCTTCGTAGGACGTAACTGGGGATATAGCGACCACCAATCAGAAGTGAACAAAATCACTGCACAGTTAAAAACCCGGCAGTAGACAAGCCCGAACCTACTGCATATACCAGGGCGGTGGCAGTCACTATAGACTTGCCACCATTAGCATCAGATTATGCTAAGCCTATACAAACAGATGTAAGTGACGCGAAGATGTTCATTTACCAGCACGAGAGCGGAAACAATCCATCATCAGTAAATAAATCGTCAGGTGCCTGCGGATTAGGCCAGGCCCTACCTTGTAGTAAGATGCCATGCGCACCAACAGATTATGGATGTCAGGACGCCTACTTTACTGAATATATGAAAGGACGATACGGGACATGGGAGAACGCGCGGAGCTTCTGGATAGCTCACAAATGGTGGTGAAACAACGAACGCTTAGACAGAATCGCTCACTTCACCTACTGATGAATCACATAGCCGACGGATTAAACGAAAGCGGTTTATCTATGATGCGAGTGCTAAAACACAACGCAGAGATACCGTGGACACCTGAAGCTGCGAAGGAGTACTTACTAAGGCCAATCATTATTGCCATGTACAACAAGAGTTCTACAAAAGAACTAACGACGAAAGAAATCGGTGATGCAATCGACGTATTATGCGGGCATCTCGTAATGGCTACAGGCAAGGTATTTGAAATGCCAAGCCTGGAGACATTGATGAATCAAGACAGGGTTAAACATAGCTAGGAGGTAGTTATGGGGGTATCAGAGTTAAGCAAGAAATCATACCACGAGTTGAAAGACTTAGGGAGGAAGCAACGGCTTGTATACGACCAACTGAAGATTATGGAACAGATGCGGCCAAGCGCTCAGGATATTGCTGATGCACTCGGCTGGCCGATAAACTCAATCACTGGCAGATTATCTGAACTGAAGAAGTTTGGGTTTGTAGAAAAGACCGGCACTAAGATTAGTCGAATGGGCACGACCGTAGGAACGTTATGCACAGTTGACCCAGCAGATAAGAAAGCTACGAGTTTACTAGATGACGAATAGTGAATCTAAATTATCTAAGTTAAAAATCCATTACGAGTACACAGAGGACTATATAGACGTCCTTTCATTTTTCAAGAAATTACGAAAGAAGAACAATGGCAAACAAGAATAAAGTAAGAGCAGTTATGGGGATTGCGGAATATAAACAGGCAAAGACCCCACTAGAACTTGGACTCGAGTGCCCAGACAGCTACCTATCATCCAGATCACATTGGTTAGATTGGAGTAAGTATAACGGGTTTGTCTGGTGTGAAGGCTGCAAGAAGGATTATCCTGCTTGCCTTTGCCTAGATGACATAGACAAAGCTACAGATTTATTTTTGCAGTCCGTAGAAAGTGCAAAGAGTATTTAACAACCAGGGTGAGTGGCGGAATAGGTAGACGCTAGCTACATTCACGCTCAGCGACATGGATGGCAAGTCCGCCGGTACATCGACGGTCCTTATGCAAGGTAACTATACGAGTAACAAGTCCACCCATATTGATGGCAACGACAGTGGGAGCTGTCTCTCGTCAAATCCTTGCCTCACCCTTAGTAGAAAACCAGTTGGCGGCTATGCGAGGGCCGCCAATACCTTAACAATTTGAATGATTGAGTGTAGTAGTGTCGGAAATGATTCTGGACGTAGACCTTTAACCCATAGGGAACGGCGAGCAGGCTCGATGACCTTGTTTCCGACACCATGCGCTCAATCTATTGTGAATTTTTATGGCGAGATAAGTGGGAGATATTCGCTCTGCGTGTCGCGACACATCACGAGCTGGGATTTAAACCCGTAACTGTCAGGATTTGTCTCGTCAACCATATTGAAGGGCGTACCTGCAACGGGCCACTTCAATACAGCTAGTAGCAATCCCGTGTATTCGGTGACAAACCGGCGGCGAACCGACTGGGGAGTTTTAGTTGCTACTAGCTGACCATAAAAGTTCACAAAAGGAGAGACGTGGCCAATAAACAGCTCATTAAGAAGTTAGATAAGATATTTTCTCAATACATACGGTTGAGGGATTCAAAAGACGGGCATTTTGTATGTTGTTCTTGCGGACACCTAAAACCCTACTCACTCGCTGATGCTGGCCACTTTATTAACCGAAGATGGATGGCGACTAGGTGGGATGAAAGAAACGTACACGCCCAATGCTCAAGCTGTAATAGGTTTGATGAGGGCAATTTAACAGGATATTACAGGTTTATGCTTGAAAAATATGGACAGCAAACCATCGACATCTTGGAGAGTATGAAAACTCCTTATAAGTGGACAGATGGCGAGTTGGAAATGTTGATTAAGGATTATAAGGGAAAGGTAAAAGAGGTTAAATGAGTATATCTAAAGGAAGTAATGACACCATCTTGGATGCATTACGAGAGAGTATTGATAGTGCAGTCAAACAATCTATCAATCAGGCATTTGATGACGCTATTAAAGAAGCTGTAAGAGAAGCAAATGATAGACGTGATGAAGTAATCGCGTCAACGTCATTGAAGCTATCTCAATGGGTAAACTTCCAGTATAACGAAACTGTTCTTAAGATAACCGTCGAGAAGCCTAAGGAGATTAAGTAATGGACGATTTAGATGACAAGATATTAGATGCTGCCACCGACTATTCACAAGGCACCTCGAGTAACACGATACTTATAGAAGAAATCAAAGACGCCTTTATTAAAGCAGGCTGGACTAAACCAGACCCTACTAGAATCTTAGGAGATGAATAATATGCGCAGATACAAGTTCCTTGGCAAAGACGGTAGCAACGGTTACAAGCAAGGTAAGAGCTACTGGGGCTATCTAAACAGTAAGTTCGGTCAGAAAAGCGTAGAGTTCTTTCCTATCAACCCTACCCGTAAACCTATACGCTACACAGACTTAAGTGTATTTAGTTCAAATTGGCAATAACTCCAGTAAAGGATAAGAAATGAGGCGTGTACCAAATCGCATCAAGAAGTCATACGATAACTACGAAGTGAAGACAGGTAGCGCAGGATTCATTCAGCTTATAAAGAACGGCAAGCGTATACAACCGAAGAATACACATATTAAGTTCAACAAGAGGATAAGCTGAAATGAACCCTTATGAATTACAACAATCAGCCCCACCATATATAACGGACTATCTTAAGAAAGTTAATAGTATTCTTTCACAAGATAATAAGATCTATACATTCAAGAGCTATTTATCTTCTCTTAAGTGGGCGGGTTCAGAAGAGTTCTTATTTACACTAGCTATCAACTGCAATGTTGACCTAAAGATCATACGTGTAGACAAGAGGCTATTACGACAGACTATATACTTTGAAGTTTCTGGTAAAAAAGACAGTGTCAAAATGTTCAGTAAGAGTCTAGAGAGCGCAGTAAATGAATACAACAAGGATAAGGAGTAAAGAGAATGCCTAACTCACCTACTACATCAGCACTATATGACATAGATAAAGCACTTGATAACCTTATCGACTGGATGCTCGGCCATGACGATGAAGAACTCGCTAACATAGACTTTCGTAAAGCAAAACGAGAAGTCCTGACTACTGTAGAGTCCTACGGCGATCGTCGTGAGCTAGAAGGACAGCTAGCAGTATGGAAAAGGCTCAAGGGTCGTCAGGGTCTTTACATGAATGCAGAGGGCAACCTTGAGATTAATCCAGAATACATCCAAGAGCGAATTGATGAGTTGGAATCTCAAAAGGAAAAGAACAATGGATAACGAACTATGCGAAGTAGATGGTTGTGACAATACACGAGGCCGTGGGGCAGGATTTGGTATGTGTTCTAAACATTACATGCAGTTTCATAGAACAGGATCAGTAGATACCATTAGAGGTATGCATGGATTATCAGCAACACCCGAATACTTTGTTTGGGGCGCTATGGTACAGCGTTGCACAAATCCCAATAGTAAACTCTATAAGTTTTATGGCGGCAGGGGTATTCAGGTATGCGAACGGTGGCTAAAGTTCAGTAATTTCTTAGCAGATATGGGGAATAGACCCATTGATGGTACTCTTGACCGAGAAGATAACAATGGCAATTATGAACCAAGTAATTGTCGCTGGGTAACTCAAAAAGTGCAAAGCAACAACACACGTCGTAACCATTGGATAGAGTTTGAAGGTGAAAGTAAAACGATTGCACAATGGGCTGATTTACTAAATCTAAAGTATACAACCTTATATGCACGAATAAAAAATATGCCATTAGAAAAGGCTATGAAAGGACAATACTATGGATGGACAAGATAAAGACTCCCTTTTTGAGCTATGTAAGGAAGTGTATAAGCGAACTAAGTGGAACGATAACTCTTTGAAACATGAAATCTACGAAGATTATCGACCAGATTTAGATATTTCTGTCCCTATTTATACATCAGATTACCTACTAGAGAAGTTGAATGGATTTGGCTTTATGGATGGGCCGTCGGAAGGAATAAATCTAAAGCCACACAATAACCACGGATGGGGGTGGTTGGCCTATATCCCCGGCTACGCTTACAGATATGGAGGTGATGAAAATGTTGGATTTGCAGACACCCCTCTCAAAGCCATTCTAAAGCTTGTACTAGCTCTTGATAAGGAAGGTATAAAGCTATGAACCATACAATACGTTGTGATGAATGTGGATGCACAGCTCACACAGGAGAAGAATAAATGAGCGACCATAGTATTTTCCGTTGCCCTAAGTGCGAAAAATCGTATAAGCGCCGCAAATGGTTATGGAAGCATGTAATTGCCGTTCATGTCTACTACTGGCACAAAAACACACTACGGCAACCAGCAACAGAAGCACAGATCGAGCAAACACTTAATCGAATAAGGTTGAGGGAGAAGATAAGCGATGAGTAAGACAGTTTCGGTTCCGAAGCTCATCATTGTAGTGGGATTTATCGAGGCGCTCATACTCGACGCCTTTACCGATACTAAGAACTCAGACCTATATTTGTTTCTAATAGCAGCATCCGCTCTATCAGTAGCAATTAAATATGTCTGGAGAAATGATGCCTAATCAAATCTTATGGGAGTAGCAAATTAAACACCTCATAACATACGGGCGGATAATGGATTATACCAGCTCTCCTCTGCAAGAAATCGACACGCTAGAGTATCTAGGTAAACGAATACAATTTTGGAGGTGGTACAAACATCGAACTATGGGGCGACCAATATTGATACAGCGAAAATACAAGAATAACAAGTAATCTTATGGGAGTTAATGACGTGAGTAAACAACGAGAAATTAAATTCAGAGCGTGGGACAGCGTAGCAAAGAAGATGCTAGAGCAAATAACTACTTGGCACCACGCAATGGGCTTATCGGTAGTACTACCGTTTCGAGAATTTCACTATTCACCTAATAGTAACTGGCGCAAAGATGACTATGGCAACTTCTATTCCGATAACAATACAGTATACCTCATGCAATACACCGGCCTCAAAGACAAGAACGGTGTGGAGATTTATGAGGGGGATGTCGTCCGTCGCCATGAGGCAGCACCAGAATGGAAGGATAAAGAGCCATCGTCACGACTATTCCAGGTTCGATGGTCGGCCGAAGGCGCTTGGTTTGAACTGGATCATGCGGCACCTTGGGCAGACGGTACTAACTGGAGCCCTATGAACGCGCATCAGACGGCTCAGTATGTCGAAGTCATCGGCAACATCTACGAAAATAGTGAGCTATTGGAGGCAAAGTAATGGCAGACACACCTAATAAAGAGCCTAAGAACCTGGACGAAGCCATACAGCTGTTCAAAGGGTATATTAGAGAAGAGAATGGGTTTGATGAACTTGACTTCAAATCATATGTACAGTTTAGAAGCGAGCTACATCCATCTGTGGAAAACCCCCTTAAGGAAGTCCTCAAAGTGGTTGGTGAAGAGGATGGACTACGACAGAAGATAAAGTGTGCATTAGGCTATTGCGAAGCAAACCATCACGGCGGATGTCTATATGAGAGCTCAAGGAACGAATCTCAAGAACTCGACTTAATAGTGCACCTCATCAAATCTCGTGACCAACGCATAGCCTTGGAAGCACGGAAAAGCGAACGTATAAAAGCACGACAATTTTATGCAAAGCGCAATCCTTTGTACACACGTGAGTGGATAGCCGATTTATTAGGAATATCTCGACCAACGTTAAACAAATGGCTTAATGATCCAGGGATGTTTACTGTAGACGCAATACAGAAATTGGCCACCCTTAAGCAATCACAGAAAGAAGAGTAATGAGACGACCACGCAGTGGTATGAAGATATACGCTCTCTCACCTCCTAAGCCGCCATTTGAGTACCTGTGGCTTAAGCCTCTTCACATAGGTATGGTGTGAGGCCCGGGGCAGGATGGGAGTGACCTTAAAGAATGGGTTACTATTCCAGCAAAGAGCGTTACGAGGTTTAAAACGTATGCTCGATTACGACACTATCTAGTAAAGCGATATAGGAGTATAGAGAATGTCAGATTTAGATAAGAAGCTAGAAGAGATAATTGCGCGATGTGACTACTCAAATAATATGATCGAGCCTATATCAAATCCAGTATGGGCTATCAGACAGTTATTCGTAGACGAAGGATGGCGAGATGCTAGCGTCTACAGCACTAGAGTCGTAACAACGGAACAGCTTAAATCTGAGTTCCCTGATAAAGACAAAAGGATGACAGGTAAAGAATGGTACGAGAAGTTCATGATCGGATTGCAAGACTGGCGTGGATTTGTCTCCAAAGAATATAACGATGGGTATGCAAATGCACGAATACAAGCGATTGAAGCTGCTAAGAAGGCCTCAGGTATAGAAGGTGAGTAAATAGTGCTATAATATAAGTACCTTCGTGGTCACGACTGATTGTCCTCTACATACTGTAGGGGGCTTTCTTTATGCTAAAATAGAAGTATTCACCCTTAACACGTGTGCTACTACTTGAAAGCTTGTGACAGGTCATCGTGATACTACAATTAAATGATAAATAGGCCAGTTAATTCTGGTTATTGTGCTATATTGATGATAGATATGGCTAGACCTACAAAGCTTACACCAGAACTAATTGAGGAAGCTCGTAAATACTTGAAAGAGATAGACGTGAGTATCCATACCCTCTTACCAACAATAGAGGGGCTCGCACTTGCGTTACATATTAACAGAGACACAATATACCAATGGGAAAAAGATAATAAAGAGTTTTCCGACATCGTTGAGGAATTACGTCAAGCCCAAGGGCAAAAGCTGATACAAAACTCTATCCTAGGAAAGTATAACGCTACTATTGCTAAGCTTATACTCAGTGGTAAGCATGGATATGTTGAAAAGACTGAAACAGATATTACAAGTGCTGGTGAAAGTATTAATAAAGCAAAGCAACTTACAGATGAAGAACTGCGTAGCCGTATAAATGACGAACTTGAGCGACAGAAACTATCTGATTGAGCTCCTTGATGAGTCTGATAGGCGTCAGGCACGTAAAGATTGTGTGTTCTTTATCGAGCACTATCTCTACACGTTTGACCCACGTCCTGAGGCTTACCCACACAACCTGCCCTTTAAGCTATATGATTTCCAGAAAGAATACGTTGTAGGGCTTGTAAAGGCTATTAGAGAGGGCTATGACGTACTGGATGAGAAGTCTAGGGATATGGGGGTATCGTGGCTTGCGTTGGCTGTACGTTTTTGGTTTTGGCTGTTTGAAGAAGGGTATCAAGGACTTTTAGGTTCACGTAAAGAAGAGTATGTAGACGATGGTACTCTGGCTTCTTTATATGGGAAGCTGGATTATTTCATACAGAACATAAAAGACCCACTCATTCTACCGGAGGGCTTTGATACTAAGAAGCATCGAACATACATGAAGCTAGTAAACCCAGAGAACGGTAATGTACTTAAAGGCGAAAGCTCAAACAAGAACTTCTCTCGTGGTGGTCGCTATAAGGATGTATTCTTTGACGAGATAGGTTTCTGGCCTGACGCTAGAAGCTCATGGACGGCCGCAGGTGACGCCACACACTGCCGTCACGGGGTTACCACACCGCCTGATGAACCATCCTACGCTAAGACGTTACGCTTCTCTGAGAAGGTTTTAGTGAGGACGTGGCACTGGTCACTTCACCCACATAAGGATCAGAAGTGGTACGAGTATGAGAAGTCTAGGCGCAGTGAAGAAGAAGTCTTACACGAAATAGATATTAGTTGGGAATACTCAAAGACTGGTAGGCCATACCCAGAGATTGCCAGCGTTCCTATTCAGCTGGTTGAATATGATGAGGAGCTTCCTATGTACGTAGCGATGGACTTAGGGCTAGATGCTGTATCGTTAGGATATTACCAGCCTATTAAGAATAGTGATTGGGTAGCTATGATAGATGCACATGAGGAATCAGATCACATTATGGAATGGTACTTCCCGTTCTTAGGGCTAGAGGACTGCGTGAACGTACCTGAGTGCCCTTGGTGTGGAGGCCAGCATAACTTTGTATACACAGACAAACAACTAGAATTCATTGAAAAGGCCAAGAAATGGCGTAAGGACATTATCTTTGGTGACCCGTCAGGTAAGCAGCGACATATCGAATCAGGTGTGAGCCCATACAAGATACTTGAAGACCACGGAATAGATGTACAAGTAAATGATATGGAAAACGACTGGGTACACCGTAGGGATGCCACAAGACGCTTATTCACTCATCTAGTAGCTAATGACACCCCAGGCGTCAAGTGGTGGATTGAATGTATAAAGAACGCTCACTACCCTAAGCGTGAAGAGACAAGCCAGTCGGTAACTCCTATTACAAAGCCTGTACACGACTGGACATCTCACCATAGGACACAGACAGAGTTCTTTGCAGTAAACTACAAGGGAGAATACGAGATAGCTAATGGGTTTATTGATAGAAACCCTCCAGAGGGAGAGAGAGCCAAAGTTGAGTGGGTTGGTAAAAGTGATGGTACTATTGAAGGGACGGGTATAGACATACAACAGCTATTAAGTGGAGCGGGTGACAGAGATTGGAGGAGTATGTAATGTGGACGTGGAGTATTATCTTAACTAAGAGCAACCTAGCGAACGCCGTGCCGTACTTCTGCATGCGATGTCGCGCGCGTTTGTTCCACGTTAATAGAGATGTAGTAGCAGTATGGCAAGGTGAGGGCTACCCAGAGTTTGAGATACCACAAAACATGGGGTTAGTGCAGAAAAAGTGCCACGGTTGTGAGACAGTATACAACTTTTATTTCCAGTAATATGGTACAATTCAACTATAAGGTAGTTAAGCCGTACATATTCGTGCGGCTTATTTTATAGAGGAGAACAGCCATTAACCCCCAATTGTTCGCACAGCCACAGAGCGATTACAACCTAGATGATCTAGCTAACAAAGACGGTGAGCTGTATTTACTTCCATCAGTCAGTCTCGAGCTCGAAGATGACTATATCATTAAGAATCTACACACAATCATTGAAGACTCTCGTGACTACTATAATGACATTAACCATTTTAATCTCAAGAACAAGCGATTAAAGAACGCCCAGATGCTTCAAGGTGCACACCTTGAGGAAAACAAACTATATCGCCACCAAACCCCATACATTGATAATGAAGTCTTTGTGGGTATGGATGCCATACTAGCGTATGTATGCGCTCAGACGCCTAATGCCGAAGTTTATCCAGCCTCAGATAAAACAGACTCAATGGTGCTTGCTCAAAACCTAGAGAAATATATGCACTCTCATTCAGAGAAGTTTGAGCTACCACGTAAGCTAGAGGGCGCTGTATACAACATGGTGGGTAAGTTCGTTGGACTACTTAAGCTAAGGTGGGACCCGCTTTACGGAAAGAATGGTGAGATTGTCCCAGAGGTTGTTGACCCCAATCACGTAATTATAGACAAGAATGCTAAGCTTGGTGAGAATCCACGCTTTATCTGTCACGTGTTAAAGGACTCTGTAGAGGGCTTATGCGCTAAGTTCCCAGATAAAGAACAAACCATTCTCGACCACTTCTCTATCAAGCGTAAAGGTTCACGCAATATGAGCGCTGAGGTAGCCTACCGAGAGGTATGGTTTACTTACTACGACACAGATAATAAGCCACAAGAAGCAGTCGCGTGGTACGTGGATAACATCGTATTAGATAAGTCTCGTAACATTAACTGGCTCTACGACAACGAGGGTGAGAACTTCCTAGACGCTCCTATGAAGCCATTTATTCCATTCAACCTCACGAATGATGGCTCACACTGGATCGACCGCACTAACGCCCTAGAACAGGCTATCCCACAGCAGGACATTCTTAATAAGCTAGGCCGACAGTTACTTGATAATATCGGCACGGCTAATGGGTTCAAGGTTATTGATGCTCACGCAATGACTAAAGATGATGCACAAAACTTCACAGGCGACCCTAACCAGCTTCTCCTAGTAAAAACAAAGCCTAACCAACGCGTTACTGATGTAGTCGCACAGCTCAACCCTCAAATGGTATCGGCTCAGCTTATTGGAGAAGTGTCTAACGCAAAGCAGGCTATTCACAATCTACTTGGTACGCCATCACAGTTCACAGGATCAGACGAAAACAAGACCGAGACAGCATCAGAAGCGATGATGATTAAAAACCAAGCTTCTGGTCGTCAGGATAAGATCGTCCGCTCAGTTGATTACGGAATGGGTAAATACTTCCAGTTCCTCGCACAGATGATAACGGTTTGGTATACAGAGTCTCACTATGCCACAGTAAACGGCGGAGATGGTAAATTCGACTTCATTGAGATGCACCGAGATAAGGTTGAGAAGGGAATGAGCGTTAAAGTTCAGTCAGGTACCACACTGCCGTTCGATAAGAGCCGCCAAGAGTCTGTAGCTGTAAACTTACTCAAGTTAGGTGTTATCAGCCCATACGACGGCTACAAACTGCTTCATATGGACGATCCGCAGCAGCTTTACGATAACTTTATGAAGTGGAAGTCAGACCCTACTCAACTTGCTATGGATATTGCTATCAACGACGCAAACAGTGATGCAGTGGTTGACTGGACACAGCTAATGAACAGCCAAACTCCAGAAGACAGGGAAGACCCAACTCACGAGTATATCGAGCAGATGCGCAAGCTCCTTATCTCTGACGAGTTTATGAAATCCAAGGCCAAGGTTCAAAGCAATACAATTAGATTCGTTAACAAGGCTATAGATAGGTTCCAGCTTCAACAGGAGCTTCACCAGATGTCTCAATCTCCAGAGCAAGAACGACCGTTACCACCACAAGTACTTGCTACTGGTTTACAGCAGGTACAACCTCCGATGCCAATGGGTATGCCACCAGCTCCACAGATGCCACAACCGCCTATGGGTAATGTGGGTCAAGCCCCTGGACAACCATCACCAATGCAGGCTATTATGCAACAGCCAACACCTGGCCCTACAGCTCCGCCAGTCACACCAAACGGCGCGCCAGCTCAGCCTAGCGTTAACCTTGGCAACCCAGCTCAGTTACCACCAGTTTAATAAGGAAGGAACAGAATGGAAGAGGAAGTATTACCAAACAAAGAGGTAGCAGAGGAAGTCCAGCAGGAAGAGAACAAGGAGGACAAGGGTTTCAAACTCAACCCTAATCGTCCTCTAAAGAGTCAAGTAGATCAACTCCTCAAGGCCGTACCAGAAGAACCTGCTAAGGAAGATCCTAAAAAAGAAGAAGAAATTCCCGTTGAAGAACCCCAAGAGGAAGTGCCAGAAGAGGTAGAACTTGAAGAGATTCCAGAAGAGACAAAGCTAGAACCGCTCCCAGACTGGCAGAAGTACATTATTGATAACCTCCCAACCATCCAGGTAATGGGGCACCAGGGTGAAGAGGGTAAAGATAAAGTATTCACAGTTAAACGTCTAGAAGAACTTCCAGACGACTTTGAGTTTGCTTCTAAGCGAGCGGAGCTAGCATTTAACGCAGCACTCGCGGCTCAGGAAGTCAACGCGCGCGACTTGCTACAGAAGTACCGTACAGAAGAGGCTCAACGTTCCCAAGCAGACTTCGAAGCCCTCGAAGCTGTAGATATTCAGAACGATGTTAAAAGCCTACAGAAGGCTGGCATGCTTCCTAAGTTCAAGTACGAAGTGAACGACCCGCGCTTTAATGATGACCCAGCTGTACTCGAATCTAATAAGATTTATGATTTCTACAAGAAGATCAATGATGACTATTTCACTAAGTATAATGGTTCAGGCCGTATGTACCGAGTATCATATGAGGACGCAGCATATCGCTACTACGCACTGCATCCTAAAGAGGCTTCTAAAGAACAAAAGGAAGCTATTAAAAAGGAAGAGGTTAAATCTGAGAACCAGGCACAAAGGGAGAAAGTAGCTTCTAAGGTAGGTGCACCACAAAGCACTACGCCTGAAACTAAGGCCCGACCACTGCCTCCGGGAACAGACTTAAACCGTGTTTATCAGCTATATAAGATGGGGAGAATTTAATGGAAAACTACATCACACTATTTATCGCAACGCTAGAGCACCTTGGACAGCTTACTGCTAAGGAAGCAGAGAAGCTCGATAAGGAACTGAGGAACACTACAATCCCGTCAACGTACAAGGAAGCGCAGCATTTTATCAAGGACGTATTCGAGAAGATCAAAAAATAATATAGTTGACGCTTCTACCTCTCGTTGTATAATGAGTGTATAAAGGTAAGAGAGCCGCAGGGCTCTCTTATTTTTTATAGTAAATATAAGGAGCAATAAGGAATAAAATATGGCTGGACAAATTTTTACCAACCGCGTATCTGATATTACTTATCAGTACATTTTGCCTGCGCTTGTAGACCAGGTGTCGAACTCCAACGTCTTCACAAGCAAGATATTGTCGGAAACGTGCGACTGGGAGGGTGTTAGTTACAACGTGCCTATCCAGACTGCATTTAGCACGACAGGTGGCTCATTTAACGGCATGGACACATTCTCTACTGCCGCAACAAACAACACTCGTCAGATGACGTTCTACTTGACTGGTCAGTACCAATCAATCGTTATCCCTGGCATCGAAGCCGCAGTAAACGGTAACACTGAATCTCAGGTTATTAAACTGCTCACAGCTAAGATGGACGAGGCTAAAATCTCAATGGCTGATGCTATCGGTACAGAGCTTTATGGCTTTGGTCTTGGTAAAGCATTCGACGGTCTTGGCAACGTAGTAGACAACGGTACAAACGCTCCAACCTACGGTGGGCTTTCTCGTACTACCTACCCATTCCTTGACGCAGACGTAACTGCTGTAACTAACGGTACGATCACACTCAGCTACCTATCAAGCGAGTTTGACAACGTATCGGCTGCAAGCTCTACCTCAGAATCTCCAGACTACGGTCTTACTACTAAGGCTATCTGGACTTACGTTGAAGGTCTTATTCAGCCAATGCTTAGCGCACGCTACGAGAGCACAAGCATTCGTGGGTACAACCGTGTAGACGGTAAGACTCCACGAAGCACAGGACCTAACACTGGTGCTGAACTAAGTGGTGCAGGTGGTTTCATCTCTATCACTTGGCGTGGTCGTGACATCTTCGCAGATGACAAGGCTACAAGCGGTACGTTCTTCTGGATTAACCAAAAATACCTCGACTTCGCTGTACAGAAGAGCCCTGAGCTCCGTGACATCGGTTCTACAGTTGAGAGTATGCAAGGTTTCTACGAAGATGTTCCATTCCCATCAGCATTCCAGTTCCGCGATATGATGAGCTCAATCAACCAGCTCGGTCAGGTCGGTGCTGTCATCTTGCTTGGTAACCTCATCTGTCGCCAGCCACGTCGTAACGGTAAGTTGACGGGCGTGACAGGAAATTGATGCAGCTCACTTGGATTACTATGGGTCTAGTGATATACTAGACCCATGAGTAAGCCACGTTACAATATCAACGAGTCAATTTTTAGACACAAATATTTGAATGAAGGACTGTCAGGCATAGAGATGGCAGCCTTTTTTCATATAGGAAGATCTACAGTAAGCAGATATTTAAAGTCCTTTAATATTCCTGAGCGAAACATATCTGAGACAAGGAAAATTAAGAAGTGGTCACCAAGCGAAGAACAAAAGCAAAAACTATCTGAGTTGGGTAAAAGTCAAATAGGAAAGAATAATCCAACTTGGAAAGGTGGTACTTGGATTGACGATTGGGGTTATCGACGTATAAGAGTTAATGGGAAATATATCAAAGAACATAGGTATGTCATGTCTCAGCATCTAAACAGATCACTGAACAAAAATGAGCATGTTCATCACATAAATGGCGACAAACTTGATAATAGGATAGAAAACCTTACAATTCTCAACCCTAGCGAACATTCAAGTCTACACTGGGATGACGACAAACGCCATAGTCAATCAGAGAGGATTAAGAAAGCTAGGGCCGATAGATTCTGGAGTACGCGTAAGCTTTCCGAATAGTTTGATTTATGCCAGCAAGTGAATTACAATACACTCTATAAGGAATAGATCCGGTAACGGGTCTATTTTTTTACAAAATATAAGGAGAAAAACTATGGAAAATGGTGTACGAATTTTAACGAACGAGGACTTGTTTGTTCACAGTACTACCAAGGGTGAAACTCTTGGAGCACGCGGTGCAACACGCGACGGCCGCCAGTTTGTCTATGTACTCAGCGACGCTAGCGCAGGTCTTGCAGTCGGTAAGCTCGGTGTGCGAGCAGCGGTTGTTGCAAACCACGTAAACCGCTCACTCGACAGCACATCAGCTGTAGCAGTAGGTTCACTCCAGGTTGTTGTATCAGTAGGTGCAACGGCAGTTACCCAGGACCAATACGCCGACGGCTACCTTGTAGTACGCGATGGTACTGGTAAGGGTCAGATGCTCCAGATCGCTGGTAACACCGCTGTAAGTTCAGCAGGTGGTGCGGTAACCGTACAGCTACAAGATGCAGTCATCGTCGCACTTGCGACCGCAGACACAAAGGTTGACCTCATCAGCCCTTGGAGCGGTGTACTTGCCTCGACTACGCTTTCGCAAGCTGTTGGTGTGCCACTCGCAACACTTGCTGCTGGTGAATACGGCTGGGTTCAGACAAAGGGTCCTGCTTCAGTACTTGCAGATGGTGTTATCACTAAGGGTTACGCAGTTGGTCAGTCAACAAGCGTAGCAGGTGCAGTAGCAATCAACGGTGCAAGCGCAGCAACCTCACAGACTGTAGGTGTTGCTCCAGAAGCGACTGTTGATACTAAATACAACCAGCTTGAACTCGACGTAAAGTAAGGAGGCTAATATGTCTACACAAGACTTAGGCCAATACAACGCAGCAGTTCGACAAAACGGTGTACGTCTTAACTCGAATGAGCCACTTGTAGCCGCTGGAACAAACACACTTAGCGGTGCAACAACTCTTTCGGGCGCGACTACCGTATCAGGTGCAGCAAGCTTTACAAGCACCGTATCGTTCTCTACTGCTCCAACGGGACCATCCACTAGTCCTACGAGCAATAGTGCAACAGTCGGTGCAACAGTAGTACTAACAGCAGCAGATTCAGGTAAAACCTTCATTAACGCATCAACTAGCGGTAGCCCATCATGGACACTACCAACAGCCGCTAGCGGTCTGAAGTACACCTTTATCTGTGCTAACACAACTACTGGCTTCACTGTTACGGCGGCGGGAACAATTCACGCTAAGACAAGTGCAACAGGTACGGCAGTCAGCGGCACAACCCTAACAAACACACAGGCTACGGCAGTGGTTGGAGACACAATCACGTTAGTATCTGACGGTGCGGGTTGGTACATGACAGCGCAGTCTGGTATCTTCGCAGCAGCGTAACAAAATACACAGTAAAATAGCCTCTAAACCAGGGGCTATTTTCTTTTACAAATATATGGTATTGTTAAACCAATATGGAACTCAAGCAACTAAACGATAAGAAGTCAGAGCTTGAAAATGCTTTTAATTCCCTTGAGAGTGAGAAGCAAGGATTAACCAAGCGCCTTAACGAGATTAACACTGAACAGGTTAAAATACAGGGTGCCCATTCTTTAGTATCAGAACTTATTGAGAACTTTAAAAAGGAGAAGAAATAGTGGAAAACGATTACTACGGTGCACCTACAAATGCAGAGGTTAAGCCAATTCGTGAGCGCCTACGTGAGATGTATGAGCCGGAAGACTTTGTAACAGTTATTAACGGTGACACTAAGCCTTTAACCTACCAGTTCGCGGCCCCACAAGACCAAGAGACATATTCTGATTACCCAGGCCACAAAAATACTCTTATGAAGCGCCCACCACAGCGTCTTACTCTCCAACCAGGTCAGACTAAGCTTGTTCCTGCATATGAGGCCGATTTAATGATTGAAGCAGGTGTCAAGCAGATGGCTATGAGCAAACTCCAGGAGCGTATTGATGGCGGACACGTCGAGGCCCGACAAGCGTCTACCGATTGGACCGACCCATTCTTCCAGACAGAGGCTATTAAACGATTTTACGTTGGCAAAAAGGACATCTTAGCCGCTTACAATACCCAACCAACAGCCGATGTAGCAAAGGATTTAGAATTAGATGAGCAAAGGCGACCAGGCCGACCTCGCAAAGAAGTCTAGAGAACTCGCTGAAAAAGAGCGGGTACTTAATGCTCGTGAGAATATTTTAGAGCGCGAAAAAGCCCTACAGCAGCGTCAGAAGGTATTTGATGATGCCGAAACTAAGTTAGATGTACTTCGTAAGCAAATTACGGCCGAAGAGTCTATTTTAGAAGCGCGTAGGCAGGAAGTAGATGATCTGGCGGATAAAGCACAGGTTACTATTGACTCGCTAAAGGCTCAAGAACAGGTCGTTAGGCATTCTATCACTGCTCAGAACGACAAATTAGATGAACTAAAGACCAAAGAGACGCAGGTCAATGCCTCTATCCGTAATAAACGTCAAGAACTAGCAGATTTAAAGGAACAAATCCGAGAAACCAAAGAATACCGAGAAGAGCAAGAAAAACTATCTGAAAATACTATCAGCGAGTGGAATATTACCCTCCAAGAGTTCCGCAAAGAAGCAGATAATATTCAGCTGGAAAAGAATAAGCTCTCAGCAGATATTATTCGTCTCGGCCAAGACAAGTTGATGCTCGTTGAAGAGGTACGTAAGATAGAAGCAAAGATGAACGTGCTTGAAGACGGGTATGAATCTAAAGTAGAAGAGTTTAAAGACAAACTCCGTGAGCTCGATAAACAGCTAGATGAAAAGATTGTAGAGTTAGATAATCTCAAAAATGCACAGTCTATGAGAGAGCAGGCCCTAGATGCTAAAGAGCGGTCGGTACGTATCAAAGAGAGTGCATTCATAAAGCGTGATCTCGAGTTAAACCAAAAAGAACAAAGGCTACGCGGGGCATACGGTTTAGCTGGAATTGATTATGAAAATGACGTATAATATCGGCATAAGGTAAGAGCCGACAGAGGCTCTTTTTGTTAGGAGATTATCATAGTTAACTGGACAACAAAGCCTCAACCATTCGGCCCTAACCGCGCTCCGCTCCTAGAGGGTCTATCTTCTATTGATGGCGCTACTCCTGTACCCGTTGCCGTAAACCCAACCGATGGATCGGTGCTCACCTCTGTTACAGGAGGAGGCTCTGGAGGGACACAATATCAAGAGGGCGCGACTACTTCTCCTGCTACAGGTACGCTCGCTCTTGCACGCTATCAAGCCACTCCACCCTCTCTTACCGATGGGCAGATGTGGGAGCCGCAGCTAGACAGCTCTGGTAACCTAAAAGTCACGGGCTCACTTTCGGTTGGTGGAACGACAGACAACTCGGCATTTACCGCTGGTACATCTACGGGTACGCCGGCAATGGGCTTCTATCACTCGACAATTGACGCAGTAACAGACGGAAGAGCTGCCGCTGTAGCGATTACTGCCAACCGTGGGCAGCATGTCAACCTTAGGGATTCTTCTGGCGTAGAGATAGGCACGACTACTAACCAGTTAAATACTATAATGCCTGGTAAAGTAGATAGCGGAAACTCTAGCACAGCGACTCTTATCGCTAACTCTACGTTTACAGGTACGGGTCTATCAACTCTGGGGTACTCATTTATCCAACTATATGTTTTCTCGGATCAATCAAGTGCTGCTAATGGGGTAAAGATTGAGTTTTCATCAGATAATACTAACTGGAATGATTCAAGCACATCCACATTTACCGCTGGTGGGACAGCCCCTAACGATGGTCAGATATTTGGTGCACCTGCTCGCGCACAATATTATCGTATTGTTTACACAAATGGTGGTACAAACCAAACCACATTCCGTCTCCAAGCTACACTAAAGACTGGCGCACAGAATGGCGACATGGTCACAATGGTCACCGTACCAAACTCTACCAATCACGCGCAGCTTACCAAATCTTCTATAGTCGGCCTAACTACTGCTGGCGGTAGCGCATTTGTTGATGTGAAAGTAAACCCATCAGGAGCGCTTACAACAGCCTCTAGTACCTACGATGGGAGTGGGACAGCAATTACCTCTAACTCAACCACGACGACCGCTACAACTGGTCTGGATATGAATATCCGCTCTATTCTAAATACAGCCCCAACCACTCCAGGGTTCCTAGACATTAAGGGCGCAGATGGAAATGTATTTGTTAGGCAGGCAACAGCCGCTAACCTAAATGCAACTGTAGTAGGGACAGGTACATTTGCCGTGCAGAGCACCCCAGTTGCTCCTACAACCGTGTTTAATGGCAAGACGACAGTCACCACAGCTGGTACACGAGTTGTGCTTGCGTCTTCTCAGGCGGTTAAATCCGTTGCTATTAAGGCTCTCACTACCAATACGGGAATTATCTATGTAGGTAGTTCTACGGTTTCGTCTACGAACGGTTTCCAGCTCGCGGCGGGCGATACAGTAAACCTAGATATTGCTAACCTAAATACAGTGAATATAGACTCATCGGTGAACGGTGAAGGTGTAACGTACATAGGGAGTAACTAATGACTAATACTGCTTCCTCATCTCGGGTAGCCTCGATCAATAAGACAGGTTCGACTCCTCTTATAGGGAAAGTCACTCTAACAGGAGGAACTAATGTTACTCTGACTCAATCGGGTCAGGATATTTCTATTGCTGCAACTGGAGGGGTTGTGTGGACGGAAGTTACAGGAACGTCGCAAACAGCAGCAGTAAACAACGGATATATTCTTAACAACGCTGGTCTGGTTACGTTAACCCTTCCATCTACTGCTTCAGTAGGCGACGTAGTTGAAGTATCTGGTAAAGGTACTGGAGGTTGGAAAGTAGCCCAAAACTCAGGGCAGCAAATACACTTCGGTTCGGCGGCAACTACATCGGGTACAGGCGGCTCTCTGGCGAGTGTGAATCAGTGGGATACGCTACGTTTACTCTGCGTTACGGCAAATACTACGTGGGCAGTACTAAGCTCACAAGGGAATCTAACGGTAGTATAATGGCTACTCCTAATCCCATATTCGGTAATGGCTCAGACGGTTCGTTAAGTGTGACTTCGGGTACTACGAATCTGTCACTAGACAATAAATATCAGTACACCACAGTAAGTGTTTCTGTTGGAGCCACTCTCAGTACTACAGCCACAAGCGGTTCTGTTTTGTATATTCTCGCTACGACAAGTATTACAATTAGCGGAACAATAGATGTATCTAATAAAATAACCGCCGGACAGAGTAGTGGATCAGCTACCATAGACGGGGTAACATACACGTCACCATCAGTAGGTAATGGAGGAGCTGGTGCAGCTAATCTATACCTATCTACAGGTGGTGCTCAAGGGAGTGGCTTTGGCGGCGGAGGAGGGGGAGGCGGCACACAAGGTGGAGGCACACACAACGTCACGGGAGGAAACGGCGGTAACGGTGGTACGCCTAGCGGTAACGGAGGGGCAGCCGTAACAGCTTCTACATCAGATGTCGCTGGTAATAACGGAGGAACATCTGCTGGCGGTAGTGGAGCAGCCGCTAGTCTATCTGGGTCAGTCACATCTGGTGCGGGTGCTAATGCCTACGGGAATAATGGCTCTAACGGAGCAGGGAATGGGACAACAACCATTTCAGGCGGTGGTGGTGGAGCAGGAGGCAATTCAGGGAAGCCTGGTGTACATGTTGTTCTTAAGGCTCCTTCCATTACGATCAGTGGGACAATAATAACCTCTGGAACTGCTGGTTCTAATGGAGGAAATGGCGGTACAAGCTCTGCTCTAGCCGTATCAGGTTCTGGCGGGGGGGGAGGGGGCGGAGGAAATGCAGGGAACGTATACTTGGTTTATGCAACCCTTAGCGATAGCGGTACTTATACCTTAACGGGCGCAGCAAGTGGAAGAGGTGGAACTGGTTATATAAACGGACTTGATGGCGTTAACGGCTCGTATGGTGCCAAAGTAAAAACTACGGAACCTGCAAACGTTACTAATATATCTGGTATTTCGTCAGTTACTGGTTTATCAAGTATAACAATGTAAGGATTTGAAATGAGCACTAATAACTCACAAAACTCTCAATATGCTAATAACGCCGATGGATTCACTTTAGGTGGTGGCACAACCACGCGAAGTCTTACTGTTACTGGTGGGAATGTCACGGTAACGGGCGCAGGTTCCAATACTTATACTATGCCATCAGCATCAGACACCCTAGTGGGTAGGGCTTCTACAGATGTTTTAACCAATAAGGATCTGACATCCTCTACTAACTCATTCCCAGGTACAACTCTAGGTTACGCACAGATAACATCAATGTTCTCGACATCTTCAACGTCATTTGTTCAGGTTACAGGGCTAACGACAACAGTTACTGTGCCATCAGGCGGAAGAAAAGTTAAAATTACTGCTTTTTCAAAATCTATGTATAATACGTCTTCTGGTGCTTATTCTGAGATGTCGATATGGGATGGAACAGTTGGTAGTGGCACACAAATATCTGACTGTACTCTCCTTACGGCTGCAGCCAACCAGGAGGTGCCTAACAGCTGTATTGCGGTTGTAACGCCATCAGCTGGGTCTAAAACATACAATGTCGGCTTGAAGGCATCTGCTGGTACAGCTGCTATTACCGCTGCTACAACAAATCCTGCGTTTATATTAGTTGAGTTGATATAGTACTAGATTTAACTCGAAAACTAACTTATAATAACCATATAAGGCCGCAGCCGTTACTGCGGCTATTTTATTAGGAGATAATATGGCTACATATACATTCACAAAGAAAGCAGCACCTGTAGAGCCAGGGCAAGAGAACCTATTTGGCAACCTCCGTAATGATGCAAGCCGTAATGCGCTAACTGGCGTAGTTGCTAACGGACCGCAAACAGTGGACATTTCGGGAACTCCTGTCGTGTCTCCAGCTACTGTGTCTAACTCGGCCGTTACTACTCTCACTATCCCGCTTAATGCAGTACGAGTTAATTTTCTAGCAACAACGAACACCGTCAACATTAGCGAATCAGATAATACTGTAGCTGCTCACTATTTCACTATCCCCACTGGGGTGCAGATAAGCGTGGATGTAGCCCTAACCAGCGTACTCTATCTTAAAGCAAATACAGGCTCTTCAACGTTAAGTTTTTACTTCGATATTGTTTAGGAGGTATTATGAGCAAGAATCCAACATATTGGACACCACAATCAGGGTTCGGCTATGTTTTGCCTCAAAATGGGCTATATCTTCAAGATAACCTCGGAAATACTATTGTAGATAACTCTTTGAACTTTATCATCCCTAATGCGTATTATGTTATCGGTAAATATGCGACAGCTTGGAGCCAGGTCTAATGGGCAATGTAATCCTCGGTGGAACTGCTACAGGAGCTACTGTACTCCCTACAGCTAATAGTATTGATGGTACTAACGACTATCTAGCTATTTATACTAATTCTGCTTTAGCGACACAACGTATCAACCGTTCAACTCTACTTGGAGTGACAGGACAACCTGTAGATACGACGACTATCCAGACTCTCCAAAACAAAACAATAGATAATACCAATACGTTTTCTATTAAAGATACGCTTTTTACTTTAGTGGATGACGGGGACACTACAAAAAAGGCCCAGTTCCAGCTTTCAGGGATTACTGCAGGGACTACAAGAATGTACACACTACCTAACGTGTCCGACACGGTTGTTACCCTTACCGCTTCACAGACACTCACTAATAAGACGCTTACAAGCCCAACGATTAACGCACCAACTATTACAAACGCAACTATCTCGGCAGATGCTATTGTAGGTTTTACTACTTCAAACACAGGCACAATGTATGGTATTTCGGTCACGACAGGTGCGATTAGTAGCGCACTATCTCTTACTAGTACACTATCTGTTACGGGTGCTTCTACACTATCTGGTGCAATCACAGCTGGCTCTACCGTATCAACGACTGGCCAGTTAAGTCTCCAAACTTCCACTGCCCCCCCAGCGGCGGGCGCGACAACTTCAGGTATTAAAGTATCGTCTACGGCGAACTTTGGTATCTTCTGGGGTTCAGGAGCGCCTACATTCACCGCCGCTCAGGGCTCTATCTACTTACGTACTGACGGTTCATCAACGTCAACGCGTCTTTATGCCAATACTACAGGTTCAACGACCTGGACTAACTTCACGAGTGCCGCCTAATGTTGACTCTTAATCAAATAGCATCACGAACATACGACATGGTAGGGTCACCGAATGATAATGGTGTCACTACTGCTAATATTGCTCAAGACGTCAAACAGGGGCTACAGCTGTTTAAGAACGCCGCAAGGCGCTATTGGACGCGTAAGCAAGTACAGGCAAGCCTTGTAAACGGCCAACAGGACTATCAGCTACCAGCCGATTTTGTACGCACTACAGAAGTGACAATCACTGCTAATGGAATTGTATACCCTCTCACAGAGGTACCAAGCGAGCACAAATGGAACGAGCTTAACATTATCCCTGCTGTCACGATCTACATCCCAACGATGTACTTTGTTAAAGGATTTAATGTTGTCTCTATATGGCCAGCACCATCCACAAATAATATCGGTACGCTTAACATTTCTTATGAGCCACGATTACCAGATTACTCTCTAGCAGACGTCACAGGTACTGCAAGTGTATCTAATGGCTCTCAGACAGTCACAGACAGTGGTGCAAACTTTACGCAGAGTATGGTCAATATGTGGCTTTCTGTCACTGATGGGACGGGCGGTAACTGGTATCAAATTGCTTCGGTGCAGGATTCATCTCACTTAACACTTGCCAACTACTACCAGGACCAGACAAACGCTAGTGCTACGTATATTATTGGGGCGTGTCCAGACATTCCTGAGGATTACCACATGGGACTAGTTTACTATGCAGCTTACCAATTCTATCTAAAGCGAAAAGACGAAGGGAATGCTAATCAGTTCCTGTCTCTATTCCAGAATTTACTCGATCAATACCAAGAAACCTACTCGAGTAAGACGACGGGTATTGTATTTACTAAGCAGGCTGGTGATGTGTATAACATTTTCAATATACCTCCTACTCAGTTAACGGGTTAAAAATATGGCAAAAGGAAATTCTTCTAAAATACAGATCAATACTAACTTTTTCACTGGAGGTGTCTCGACTTCCAATAAGTTAGGTGTATCTAATTCATTTTATAAATCCCGTAACTTAGACTTTCGTTCAGACCCTGCCCAGATGTCAGTGCTTCCTGCCCCTCGTGCGCTAAGTACTACTTTACCTGACCTTCCATTGGCCATAGACCAGGATTTAAACGGCGTACGCTGGATGGTAGGCGATAGAGGGTATATTTACCGTATTAGTACGTCGAACGTCATCTCGGACGTTGCACAGATGTCTGAGGCAGGCTCTGCGGGCATTCTATATAACCAGGTGACCGACCAGTTGTATATCCCAGGTCAGACGAGTGTTTCAATGTATGGCCAGGTAACGACGGGGAATACAGGTCAACCAGCATTTAGAAGTAATAACTTTGCGCAATCTGTATCTATCAATAATGGTACGACCCAAATTTATAACCCAGACGATGGAAACTTTGATGGTGCACTTCGCTCTGTTGCAGCAACGCTCGGCGCGACTTATCCAGTACCGACAACAATTAAAGAAGACCCCTCGAGTTATTGCTTGTTCTCGCCAGATATTGAGCCAGGGTACTCCATCTCTGTATACATTGCTTCTAAGGGTACGGGTGACTATACTCTTACACTCCATGATTCGCAGAACAACAAACTAGCATTCAAGACCCTTACAAATGCTAATGTCACTTCTAATGCTCTTAACGAGTTTGTATTTGGATCGCAGATTCGCGTGCTTGTTGGTGGTGGTATCGCTTCAGGAGCAGCTAACTACCACTGGCACCTTACTTCTACGGTAAGCGATGGAACAATCGCCGTTGTACCTGTATCTTACGGCTCAAGCGCCACAGGCGATTTTATGTCAGCATATATGACGTGGAGTGCTTACAGGCTTGTCCAAACAACGAACGGATGGCATCCTACTGCACTATTCAATGTGGCCACGGGGACGGGTAATGGTCAAGCTCTTTGTATAGGGAATGGTCAGTACTTATCTACATATAACTTTGCTAGTGATAACAATCCCTCGAATAATGATTGGATTCGTCATCAGCTCGTGTTCAAGGCAGGATATGAGGTTTGCGGGTTAACCACTAACAATAATCAACTAGTTATTGGAGTTGAACGTCGCAGTAGGAACTCTTCGCGTAACTTCCAGGACGGTGCTCTGTATTTCTGGGATGGTACTACTCCTCAGCCTACATCTATTATTGATATACCTATGGGGGCACCATACGGGCTTTATTCAGTAAATAATGTTGTCTACTTCACTGTAGCAGGTTCCCTATACGCATGGAGCGGCGGAACGACAGTTATTAAAGTGAGGAAAATTGCCTACCAGAACACCGATTATCTCGGCACCGCAGATTCCACTATTGTTAACCCTAACATGTTTACTTCAAGGTACAACATTCTTCTTATAGGTTACCCTTCATCTACCACAAATCCTAATGTGGATTATGGTAATTACTCGTGGGGTGCTGTCGAGATGACATTCCCTAACTCATTTGGGTATTCTTACCAGATGTCTAATGGTCTACTCAATAACAATACGAGCGGTGTTACTAACCTTCAAATAGGTATGAATCAGAACTTTGTCGACACCCTGTATACATCGTGGGCGTATACACAAGGCGGCGTAACAACATATGGGATTGATATATTAGATAACTCATCTACTGCTGCACAGTCAGGAACATGGGAATCCCTTATATTCGATGGCGGGTCTAGGTTTAAGCAAAAGTATGCGAACAGGGCTAAAGTTAGCTTCACTGGATTGCCAGCAGGAGCAAGTGTAACACCGTACTATAAGTTAGATCGTGGCACAAAAACAACCGCTGCGGCTACGAATACAACAGATGCGACAAACGCCCTTATTGAAATAAATACTCGTTTCCATGAAATATCGTATGGGTTTGACTTTACAATGCCATCAGGTCTAACAACACCTCCAGACTTTACAGGTGTTACACTAGAAGTAGACCCAACAATGGGCGAAGTAGAAGTTGCACCAGATAACTAGGAGGTCATATGTACACAGATGGCGGTTTTGAATCACAAGTATCAGCAAATGCCCCTAACGCTAGTATGATGATGATGGCATATTCTTCTACGTTCGGTAACGCTAATTTTCAGATAATGCCAGCATCAGAAGGGGAAATACAGGAGGGATTTGTAACAGTCCCTTACTTATCATTGGAGTCGCTTCTTTATAACGGTCAGATGTCCAACCAAACTGTGGCTCCTCGACAGATTCAAACAGGCTCTACGGCAGGTACACAAAACTTACAGGGTGGCACTACTGTTACCGACTCACAGGGTAACATACGTGTCTCAATAGGTACGACAGGTGGCTTCTAATTCAGCAGGTATACGGGTCACCCAGATTGGCGTGAGCGACCCATTTGCGGCAGATTACCAATATGTGTTTAATTCCGACTGGCCATCTTTAGCTATCGCATATGAAACAGTCGTACAAGTTCCCTATACTGATGGGTTCTCAGTTTCTGCAACTGTTACGCATGGATTAGGGTTTTATCCTTTAACAATGGGATGGACTATTTTAAATGGCGTAAGTATTGGACGCACCTTTGGTTCTTCGGGTAACTTATCTAGCGCTCAAAATGACGTAGTATTCACCTTCGATAATAACAAGATTTATTTCGTTAACCGAGGTTTATATAACGCTGTAACCTACACGGTAAGTATTAAATGCTATAACGTAGATATTTCGACTGGCGTAGATTATACGCTTCCTAAATTCCCTACAGTATCGACTCCATACGACCCAACCACAGGGATAAAGGTATCTAAATACCAAAAGAGTATTGCTTCAAACGATCTACGAGACTTTATCTTACACTCTCGGGCTCAGTCCCCAGCAGTGCTTTCTATCGTAACTAACGTTAGCACCACTCCATCGGGTGTTAAATATATCGGATATAACAACCCCGCCAATTACACTCCATGGGTATTAGCTTTCACAGGCGGCCCAGGACAGGGCACCACCTATACTCCAGTGGCCCCAGGCACTCAGCAGAACGGGTATATATTCGCTATCCAAAGCGCCATGCAGGCTAAGGCCTCAGGATTCACACAAGCCCGTATACAAGCATCGTTTCTTCCTAATCCAAATAATAACTTTGGCAGCTTAGTAGTTTTGAGAGATCCGCTCGTAGTTCCTAATACCTTAAGGATAGTTTACTAATGCGCAACGATCTCGGTCCTATTTCTGTATCTGCACCAAGCACCTCTTTAACGACAGCTGAGGGGCAACACCTCACGTTTAACACAAAATATCCATTTGCTAAGCTAGACTCAACTAATAAGAATAGTTTCCAGATTATTACGGTGTTCTTTAATACTGAACCTCCAAACCCTACAGGCGGTCCTGGAACGACGACAACAAAGAAGACTCTTATCTACCGATACAAACACGGCTATACTTACGAGCCATCTTCGTGGTTTCTTGTTTCTACTGATAACTTCGCCACCGTTCTAGGATCGGAGGGTGCATGGCTTTTGGGTAACGCGAGTGGTGCATCAGCACAAATCGCAAAGTTTGAGGCGGAAGTAGACAGCACTTATGTGAATTTCTATATAGACAAACAGTGGACTAATACAGGAAGTAACTCGCCTCCTAATATCATCGGGTTCACCGTAAATGTACGTGCATATATATTCGTCGAAGGGCTTGACGCCACTTCGGTTCCATCTCACGTTTGATTTTTGTATTTTATGGTACAATAATGGCATAAGGTAAGAGCCGCACGAAGCGGCTTTTTATTATAAGAAAATGCCACTATCACTACCTTCAATAGATCAAATGCAAGCAGAAAAGTATCAGCAGGATACTCAGCTTCAGAATTTCTATAACCAAAACGCTCAGAACGCCACAAACCAATATAACACCGCCTACAACGCTGCTAACCAGGCACAAGGCGACCTCACTAACTTTACTAAGAATATGGTGAGCGGTAACGATGCATACCAAAAGCAACTCCAACTTGCTAACCAAAACGCCGGGTATGACGTTAACAACCTAAATCAAGCCCAGAATCAGGTATCGCAACTTACAGGCATTCTCGGTGGCCTTCCTCGTGCGTTACAGGCTTCTAATGCTAACTATGGTGCAACAGCAGGGAACGTTGCCAACCAGATGGCTACTACTGGCGCTAATTTGAATCAGTCGCTTCAGCTCGCTAACCAAAACGCTGCCAACCAGCTAGCCAAGCAGCAAGGGGGACTTACGGGGGCTCAACAAGGCACACAAGCTGTCCTTCAGGGGCAGGACCAGCAGAGGCAGGCGTATACAGCAGCGGCAAATAACGCGGCTCAAGTGATGGCTACAACTCAGCAACAGATGCAAGCAATGATTGCTGCACAACAGAATGGCCAGCAACTTACAGCGCAAGATCAAGCTACATTCGGACAGCTCAGGCAAACTTACGCAGCTTCTTCTGCGGCATATGCGCAGGCTAACTTACTTGCTAAGCAGGCTGAGGCACAAGCTTTGTCGAATCAGCAGAGTCGAAACTACATGGACTCGCAAGCCTACCAGAATCAACTTAAATACGGTAACGCATCCGGCCCTACACCAAGCGCTCCTGTTGCCAATAAAGCAGCTCCAAAGAAGTCTAACCCATTGGGTAATGGTTTCCTTGGGCAGTTCGCTGCACCTATGGAGCAGTCACTTGGGACATTCGGCCATTGGCTACTTGGATAGAATATGAATAATCAACCTACTCAACCACAGAACCTAACAGTAGACCCAGGGCAGTTCGGGCAGTACTCAGACTGGGCAAAAGAAAACCTTGCAAAGGGTGTGTCTGCTGACGCTCTTAATCAGGCTCTACAGCAACAACCGCAGCAAACAGAGCAACCTAAACAATCTGGCGATTTCTGGTCAACGGTAGGCGGTATTGCACTGCCCGTTCTTGGCGCGCTATTAGCTCCAGAAACAGGAGGAGCCTCTCTCTTAGCAAGTACTGCGCTGTCTGGGATAGGTAGTGCAGCAGGCAAGGCGGCAGACGAAGCAGCAGCTGGTAAAGAGCTATCTGGGGGTGATATTCTTGGCGCTGGTCTCACAGGCGCTGCTGGTAACCTAGCAGGTGGGGCTATTGTGAAGGGCGCAGGTAAAGTCCTAAAAGGAGTTGTTAAGCCGGCTGCCGATAAAGCGGCGACTTCTCTTGTACAAGGTCAAGGTCAAGGAGCACTAGACAAAGCAACTGCCGATTACCTTTATAGGAATGGCGTTACAGACCTACGACAAATGGGCCAGATTCATCCTGTTGTAACTGGAGAGAATGGGGCGTTTTCAAATGCAGTTAATAACTCCCTACTGAACGCTGGCGAACAGGGTACAAGATTAGACTTAAGCAGCCTCGCTACTGCTAGTAAAGGTATGCCAGGCAACACAGTACTTAATGCTGTACGCGAGGCGGGTATTGCAGGCGACTCTAAGTCTGTCAATAGTGTGCAGCAGTTCGTACAAGGACAGCTTGAGAAGTACAACCAAGACGCCATTAAGAGTATTCCAGCACGTAAAGGTGGTGGCGTTGTAAACAGTTTTGACAATGGTGTGCTGAACGCTCAACACCCTATTGATGCGCTTAATATGACTAAGGCGATGGACTCGCGGGCTGCCGAATGGATTGGCTCACGCTCTCCAGAGGTACAATTACAGGGTAAAGCACTGCGTAATATTTCTAACACTATTAAAGATTCTCTCTACGGTGAGGGTACAGCGATTGGTAAAACGGGTATTACCGACCAGGTACGCCAGACAGCTATTGACGAACTTGCGCCTTTGAAAGAGATTAACCCGACCTATTACCAGAATAAGGTAAATGAGATTAATAATGCTGGTACTATCGGTGAGCTACGAACTGCACAGAAACCTGAGGTTATCGCTAATCAGGCACTAGAATTTGCTCAGAATAAAGCTAATACATCAGGCGGTACTAATATTCCTGACCTATTAAAAGTCGGCGGACCTGTAGCTGGTATGTCTGTCGGCGGACCTGTAGGTATGGCGGCTGGCATGATTGCTCCTAAAGTATTAGGTTCTAATGCAGCAAATGTTGCTGGCACGGGCACACTAGCAAAACTATCTAAGACTATAGGGAATGAGAAAGCACAAAAGCTCATGGATACTCTAGGACGTGCCGGAGGCGTCCTAGCCGTTAATGCACCTAACATGGGTGCAGAACCAACTGGAGCCATCAGCACACCTAATACATTACAAGGAGAAACTATGAATGGAGGAGGCCAACCACAAAACAGGCTAAGTGACATTATTGATGCTATGCAGTCACAGGCAATCCTGGCACCGCAACTTAACCCTGGTGCTACGTCTGTCCTATCTAGCGTTGCACCACAACTTCAGACTAACGCTCTTTTACAGAACGAGCTGGGTGCACTTCCCGCAGGATTTGCTAACGCTGGTGGAGCACAGGGCCTTGGTGGAATCGGTAGTGTAATTTCAGGGTTCATACCAGGCACCGCCGCTAACGCCTACAGAGGTGAGCAAGCAGCTGTCGCGGCCCAACTTGCTAAGACTCTTGGAATATCTCCAGAAGCCGCACAACAGCTTCTTCCTAGTCTCCTACAAAACGAACAAACTGCCGGCATGCGACAGAGTGTTCTTGGTGGTATGGCGGGCGCTTTACCTAGCTAAGCTTCTTAATCGTCAGTTCTTTGTCTGGCGATTTGAGATCAATGCTAAACTCTAATTTATCTTCAAGCGAGTAGCCTAATTTAACGGCTACTTGCTTTATATACTCAGTCTTCAATTGGTTAAACCAATAGTCTGAGCCACGTTGTACATTGTCTAAGTTAGTAAGATATGAGAAGTCAGTGTCATCAATAATAAACTTCTTCTCTACTTCCTCAAGCTGCTTTTTAATCTTTGTGCTCATATTCCTCCTTTATGGCCTTCTAGCTAATGTACAGTGGATACCTCGGAATCGTATATCATTACCAACAGGGTGTGAGGATATACGAAGGTCTGCAATAGCATCGTCCATTTCTTTATTTATAAATAGCTCTGTAGGTAAAGTATCTAGTGAGTCTAATAGCTCGTTTAATTCCTGCGTAGTATTAAGGTTTGATACGTCCATTACAACTCCCTACTAATCCTCTCTATTACATCTTCACTAAAATACTTTTTAGATTCTTCTGGGTAGTTCCTAACAAACTCAGGATTCGCTTTACCTGCTTTATATGGTTGGATAATCTCCTTGGCGAATTGCTTTCGTTCGAGGTCATGTCGCCACTCTTTATGGGTAGGGTTTATATCAAAACCCATGGCCTTATCTTCACCCCTATGATATTTTCCATCAGTGCCGATATATCCAGTTGTTTTCATATATTCCTAGCTCGTTCCTGTTCTTCGCGCTCTAATTGGTAAGGAGTCTTAGGGGAAACAATAGCAGACAAATCAGTAACGTCTGCATATCCAGGTGCCTTGGGGGTGATGACTTTTGCTTCTGGCTCAGGATCGCGGTCCCATATCTTTTTAGAGAGCTTAGAAATATTATCTAAATAAATGCCTAAATGAATACCCGTTGAAAGCCCTATGAGAAGTCCAACGATTAAATAAAGCATATTACTCCTTTTCTGGGTCAGGCAAAGCGGCGCTTGCTGTAATAAGACCCCTTACTAATGCGACAGCGTTAGTGACAACCTCAGTGATAACCAAAGATGGGTCAATAACGCCTTCTGTAAGCATATCCACAGGTTTCTCTGTAATGTTTCGGAGATTAAATCCTTGCCACACTTCTGCGTCTTCTAAACGGGCTAAGTAAGATTCTGGGTTAAGACCTGCATTATCGAAGAGAACTTTAAATGGTTGTTTAAACGCTTCGTCAAACTCGGTACCACTTACGCGAGCAAGAGTAGAGCCACCCCCTGGCAAGATTCCGTCTTTCATAGCAGACTGTACAGCGCATACTGCGTCTTGAACACGTAGCTTAGTCTCTTCACGCTCAAACTCAATAGCTCCACCTACGCGTATAATAGCCATTTTACCCGTAAGGCGTGCAAGACGTTCTTTAATGAATTGAATGGCCTGTGGGTGTTCTTCGTCTTTGAGTTGTTCTTTAAGGCTTTTGATACGGTCTTTTACAAGCTCTTTTTCACTGTCGCCCTCTAGGATAGTAGTTGAGTGCTCAGTTACTAGAACTTCACTAGCGAACCCTAAATGATTCTCTACAGAGAAATTAACCCCATCATATACGGTTGCACCTGTTTTAATAGCAATATCGTCTAAAAATAGAGTGCGACCGCCCACAGTGTAGGGAGGGTCTACGGGAACAGCTAGAAGAAGTCCTTTAGCGCGTGACATTAAGAGTGTTTCAAGAGCGGCGTTATTCACCTCACCCACGATGATAAGTTCTTTATATCCTGCACGGACGATCTCATTAATGACGGGGGCGATTTCTACTTCTGTGTTGAATACTTTATTAGAAATAAGAATAGCTACATCCTTGTGGAGAGATTGATTAGAAGACTGGTCGTTAATAAGAGCAGTATCTTTATACCCACGGGGGAAGTAGAAGCCATCAACAATATCGTTATGGACACCAAGCCCTTCGTATTGCTCAATCATTACCCCGCCATCTACGCCAACCTCCTGGAGTACATCAGAGATCATTGCGCCTAGTTCTGGGTCGCCTGATGATACGGTAGCTACCTTAGTAAGGTCTTCTTCGGTGGTTTTCTTCTTAACTGAATCAATGTATTCAATAACTGTTTTTTCAGCGTGGCGGAGTTTTTCTGAAACTTCCATAGGATTCACTCCCTTGCTCTCAAGCTTACGAGCGGCCTGTAGAAGATGGTGCGAGAGTATAACAACTGCTGTCGTACCATCACCCACCTTCTGGTTGTTTTTCTCAGAAGCGGTAACAATAACCTTAGCAATATCGTCTTCGATAGGGTCGGCGAGTTTAATTCTCTTAATATTGGTCACACCGTCCCTAGAGAGAAGTGGAGCGCCTGTTTTAAATCCTACAATAACATTCCCTGCTTTTGGGCCATAGGCTGCTTTAGCTACATTATATACTTGCTCGCTAGCCCTACCGATTTTATTCTGTAGTACATCTCTCTCAGTTACAATGTCGGTTGCTTTCATTCTTCGGATGTCCCATCAATATCTTTAATTAATATAAGTGCTAGTTTCTCTCCAGTAGGGAGCTTCGCTACACGTAGATCGTCTTTGTACAATTTCCAGTAGCCTTTACGACCTACTAAATATTGGTAATCTACATCGTTCTCATTGATTGCTAGGATAGTACCGCTTGTCACACTATCATAGGTTTTTTCAGGCACTGGTACCTCACCATACTCAGATGTATCAAGTTTTACGAGTACACGTCCTTGTTCAGGTGTTATAACTCTTTGCATACCTCGCACTATACTATATAATCACGGTATAAGGCAACAGCCGCATCAGTGCGGTTGTTTTTAATAGGAGATACCTATGAAAGATATGAAGAAAGTGTTATCAAAAGCTAAAGCTGCAAAAATGGCTCGTAGTGGTAAAGATATGGGCAAACCTGGTAAGGGCTTCCAAAAGGTAGCCGAAAAAGCCGAAAAAGAATACGGCTCTAAAGAAGCAGGTGAGCGTGTAGCGGGAGCCATGTTTCAGAAGCTTCGTAAAGCGGGGAAGCTCTAATGTCTAAGGTTGAAGTAGGCTCATTCACTGTTAACAGTGGAACAGTATCAGTTAGTCTTGATGACTATACAATGAATGTACGTGGTGTGTCTTTTCAGGTAACACCTAGCACTACAAGTAGTGCAGAAGCATCAACAGGGTTTAGCGACGGAGTTAAGAATCGCTCTAAGTCTATTCTTGTTGATAGTACAAAACGTGAATCCTACCGTTCTACAACTTATGCAATCATGCACTATAGGAATGTGAGCGGTACAAGTACACGTAAGCTCGCAGGATATGTTACTGGCCTTCCACAAGGCGAGATCAACATGACCTTCGATAATTATGATGCCACACTAACGGTAGACTTTATTGCATACGGGGACTAGAAGTGGAACAGCGCTCACAAGCAGAATCTGAACAGCCAGCAAAAGTCTACCAGCTTGATGCTGTGATGAACAAGGTTCTTGAAGTTAACGGTAAGCTCGATACGCTCCTAACCCAGACAAGTGGTCTCGTTACTACTTCCCAACTTTCCGCAAGTGAGCAAAATACTAATGAAAAGATAAAAGAAGAAGTCGAAAAGATACACCTAGAATACGGCCCCTTAAAAAGGAATATTAATTGGTTATTTAGGACGATAGTTGGTGAGGCTGTGATTATCATCGGGGAGGCGATAATCATGTACCTCGCCTTAAAGAAATGAAAAAGCTTAGATACATAGCTTGGTTTATACTGCTTATATCATTAGCAGCAAGTATTATTACAACTCTCATCCTATTGCAGCAGAGAGATACTTTTAAGAAAACCCTCGAAGATGCAGTGACATCCCAAATCCATACTGAATTAAATAACGTACCTAAGCCTAAGGACGGTATTAATGGGGAGAACGCTACCCCTCAGCAAATCAGTCAGGCAGTAGATTCGTATATGGCTAAGAACCCTGTGAAAGATGGCCATGACGGCACTGATGGGCAGAGTGCGACCGACCAACAGGTACAGCAGGCAGTGAACAACTACTTTGCGAATAACCCGGTTAAGAACGGCCATGATGGTACGATCGGATTAGATGGTAAAACCCCGCAGATACGCTGTAATACTGTTAGGAACAGATGGGAGGTACGTTATTCAGATACGGATAACTGGCAATCACTTAACGGGCAAGATATTAAGTGTACAATAGATTTACAAGGAGGTAACTAATAATGACCGATTTACATACGTCAGATGACATCTTTGTGGCTTCTGATAATACAAAAGAACCTACAGAGGACAAATCATAATGGCTACGGAAGTACGACAATCTACTTACCCAAACATTAATGTTCCTGCTACTCGTGGGTACTGTCTTAAATATGTGGATGATGGGGTTAACGCTCCAAATAGGAAGCCAACTGCTCAGTCATCTTGGGACTCAAATCCAGATAAGCGCTCTGGTGATCTTCCAGTGGGTGTATGGGTGCCTATCTTCTTCTCGCTCACTAAAGGGCCTTACGCGGGCTTAGGACACATTGCATGGGCATTTAACCATGGCGGTGGATGGGTAGAAATTCACGACAGCGAGACTCAAACTAAGGCACGGCCTGTATATCGAAGTATTAACGAAGTACTTCAGTGGTTCGGGAATTATGCACCCGTTTATCTTGGCTGGTCTTTATCAGTTGATGGGGCAAGGATTGCACAAGAGTTTACTGTACAGGAATCTGCGCCAAGTGGTCTACATAATGCGAAAGGTACGGCTACTGTACTTGTAGATGCGTTGAACGTACGTAATGCACCAGATAAGAACAGTGCATCTGTTGCTGTTTATTCTAAGGGGCAAGCATTTAACTATGATGGGTACGTGACAGCAAACGGTTATGTGTGGCTTAGTTATGTGTCAAATAGTGGTGTACGCCGATACGTAGCCGAAGGACCAGACGATGGCAATAACAATACCGTATACGTGTCAGGAGGTGTGTAATGATTGATAAGCTAAAACCTTACACAAAGTCTATTATTGCTGGAGTTGTTGGATTGTTACAGATTCTTCAGCTAGTAGTACAGCTTTCACCTGGAGGCTTTAGTACAGAAGACGTAACATCTATCATTACAGCGGTAATTGTCGCGCTCGGCGGTACAGCTGCCGTATATCAATTCCCTAACGTAAAGAAGTGAAAGAGTTTGTAGCGTTTCTAAACCAAAACTTTGGATACCCTTATGGAGGATTGTACTCGAATCTTATAGCGTCTGCCTTATTAGGTATTTTAGGATTCCTGTGGGGAAGAGCATTTGAGCGTAGAACTGAGGCAAACCACGAACGTAGGCATAAAGAAGTGCTTGCAGCTCATCGTAAAACCCATGAGATATTAAAGAATGGTAAAATAGAGTAAAGTAGGGTAGAGTGATATAATATAAAGGCCACAGGAAGACTAGTATTCCGTTTAAAGGCATAAACAGCTCCCTAAGTACACGGGAGCTGTTTATTTTAGATTAGACTGTTGTGTAACTCTGCCACTATTCTATAGATATTACGAGCTTCTTCGAGTGTCTTAATCTCCCCGTTATGGTATTGGTAACCTAAACGGTCCGAGACATATTTATAAGCCTCTTTTCTATTAATCTTCCCATTCTTCCATAGGGGATCAAGTAGTCTATGAAGTCTTTTACGTGCATCTAATATTTCAGGTGTAGCAATGCATCCTAGTGGTCTAGTAGATTCTTTGGTTTTGTAATGGCACCCTACATAGTTTCCGCAAGCATCGCATCTCCAAAACGGTATGTCGTATAAGTCCTTACGATGTGGATAACGTTCTTTACCATCAGTAAGGCGAGCATCAACATCTCTACTACATCCAGTACAATAAATTATCACAGCGCCTTTTCCATTTCTCTCTTTAATAGCCATCCAAATAGTGACATAGGTTTATCACCTTTCCTCGCGGCGTCGGCGCACATCTTGTAACGTCCCTCGCCTATTGTCCTAAAAGCCTTACAATACCATCCTGTTAGGTCATTACCCTCTTCCGTCAATGTAAGACCCTCTGCGTAGCCCAGAGCTCTTTCTTGTATTTGTAAACTAGTTAACTTGTTACTAGTTACTAGTTTTTCTAGTTTCTTGTTACTAGTAACTAGTTCTCCGATGCTTTCCGCCATTAAATAGATATTCCTTTCCATAAGTAATAGATACGAATCGGATTGTTCGTTTAATGACCCGGCCGGGGTGTTATTTTTAGATCCAAAAAACTGCCTTTGGTGGGGCAGTCATTGGTTACATAGTTGTCTCGCTTCTTATATTAGCGCAGATACTTGTCCTTTGCAATACCCCAAACCAGTTTGTTTGGCTGAGAGCTTACATAGAGTATTGAGACAACTATGTAAACTCCTACACCAGATAATATCACAAGCTTCATTAAAAGTCACGAGGCATAAAAAATCTGCGGTTAGTAATAATCGAGGGTAGAAGATTATTCATGGGAGGCCGCAGATTTAAACTAGCACGCCCTGCAAAAAGTTAATGCAGAGATCGTATATTGTGTTTTGAGAAAGGTGCTACAGCCTTATAGGGATCGGCTGATATTTGCATTATAGCACAAAGCCTTATTATGCCCCTGCTGGAATGTGTGTGCCCATTAGATACCATCTCCGTATATATCGTTCTTAGTCATACCCTTATTTTACCACAAGAAAACGCCCTAGGGTGGGCATAGGGCGTTCTATCCCTGTGGGAATAGGGAGCGAGTTGCGGATGAGTATCAAGACTTTATATGACCAAAGCAATACACCGCAACTCAAGATACATCATATCATAGAGAGTTTTAGTAGCAAATAGTATTGCTTTACAAGCACTGTCGTGCTACAATAAGGATAACAAGAAAGGATATGACCAAATGAGCAAGATTAAAGCATTAGTATCTGATGATGTCGATAGTTTCGATGAGTTGGAGATTCTAAATGAAGTTTAGGCTACTTAAACCAAGCGAGGTAGAATGCCGAGTATCTACTGTTACTGAAAAAGGTGTTTCACTTCTTCTATATAAAGATGCACGAGTAGACCAGAACATACTTGACGAGACTCTAGGCATTGATGGATGGCAGCGCGACCATAAGGAACTAAAAGGTAATATCTACTGTGGCGTAGCAATCTATAGCAATAAAGAAGGTCTTGGCCAATGGATATGGAAGTGGGACGCTGGTTCTGAAAGTAATACGGAGGCCGTAAAGGGAGAAGCAAGTGACAGTTTTAAACGTGCTTGTTTTAACCTAGGTATTGGCCGGGAGCTTTATACAGCACCGTTTATCTGGGTGAACAAGAATGATGTAAGTCTAGTTGAATCTGGCAAGGACAACTACGGCAAGATTAAATACAAGACATTCGATAGATTTTCGGTAAGGGACATTAGCTATAGCCTATCCTCGGAGATTATTGGATTGGCTATCGTAAACGAGAAAACTGGTAAGGTAGTATTTACCTATGGAGGTGGCACCAAAGGGCCGACCATAACGGATAACCAGATATTTATGATTAACAACCTACTTGACCAACACGGTATAGAAAAAGGCCAACGTGCAGACTATCTCGCTACGGAGTTTGGTATTACTAAACCACGAGAAATGAGTCAAGTAGACGCACAGATGATTATTGAATCATTAGATACTAAGGAGAAATAGAGATGTACAAGATTACTATCCTCAAGACGGCACCAGAGCAAGTAAAGTCTAAAGAGTACAGGAAGATAGGCGAAGACGACGAAGGAAACGCTAAGTATGGTTATGTAGAAGAAGAACACACTAAAGATGTTGAACGAGAACTATACAAACAGGTTGTAGAAGATCTAGACATGACCGAAGTCATTAAGTCCATAAACGGTATGACTGAAGATGTATAAATGCCCTAGCTACTACGATAACGATAATATTTTACAAGACTGTGAATGTGGGGAGTGTGAGTAACAAACTTTTAGCAGCTATATACCTCATAGCATTAATAATCACATTTGCATGGCTTACTACAATAATGGATATAAAGGAGGCTATGATCTTGACAGCTATATCAGGCATAATCTGCCTACCGATACTGATTATTGCCAGGAATTTTGCTGAAGCAGTAGTAGAAATGTTCGGGTATAAGGAATAAAGGAGTAAATAATGAGGAATAGAGAAAATGGGTTTGAAATTGTGGACGCATTCTACATAGTCATAAGTGTGCTGGCTATAGGTTTGTTTATCACAATGGCCACTGTTAGTGTAATTGCTGTACATACACATAAACAGGTTACATTTACTGTAAGTAAAAGTGAGCGAGTAGTGAACAGCAGCGGTGAAGGCGCTCGGTACCTTGTATACACAAATAAAGGTGTATATGAGAACACAGATAGCTTTTGGAATGGTAAATGGAATAGCTCAGACCTTTATAACCAGATTCAGGTAGGTAAGAAATATAGTTGTGACACTACAGGATGGCGTAATGGATTCTTTAGCTGGTACCCTAACTTAATTAGCTGCGAGGAGCAGAAATAATGAACCTTAAACTATCAAACCAAACTATAGAACTAGATACACAGAAACTAACCGAGGAAGACAAGAAGAAGCTTATTGAGGCTTTAGAGGATAATACTTGGCCTAAGCAAGGTGATGCTTACTACTATCTTGACAATAACGGGGATGTACGAAACACCAGGTATTCTTACTCCTGGAACGTAGACCCGCAGCGTGTCAGTATAGGAAACTGTTTCCGCACAAGACAAGAAGTCCAAAAGCATCAGACCTACCTCAAAGCCCTACAAGTACTTAAGGGAGATACTAAGGGGTATGAGTGGAAGCTGGGAGATGAATTCTATTCCCCTTACTATGATGGTAAAAACATACGCGTAGATGTGGGTTATACGGCAGTTAGTGGTGAACCTGTAAAATTTAAGACACGGAAAGACGCTGAAGAATCTATCAAACTACATGAAAAGGAATGGCGCATTGTGCTATTAGGGGAGGATAAATAATATGATTACTAGAAGCAGAGTAGAGGCACTTGAAGATGAAATTAAAGAACTTAGGAAGACACTGACTGAGGATATATCAACGTACAGAGAACTCGATTATAGCCAGTCGTACCACAGCATTTACTACCGACCTATGAAAACCATCAGGAAGGCTACCATTCTAGGTAAAGTAGACGCTATCATCGAACATCTAGGTATAGACATCGAGGTAGCCCCACCCAAGGAGAGCGTAACCATTCCCGCAAAAATCGTAATAAAGTCTCGTACTGCAGCTACTAAGCGTAAATACGTTAAATCAGATAAGTACAGTAAGAAGAGCAAGAATGACTAACGAAGAGATACTTGAGACGGCTGTCCAAAAGGCCGTTGATGGAGGATGGAAACCCGGTTGGCGAGACAGACGTCCAGTGACTAAATGGGGAGCTCATTACGGCGATGATTTTGATGTAGGTGACGGCGTTCAGATAATCGGCCACCACGCTAGATCATCTGCAAGTTTCTGGTTCTTTCCAATAAAAGAACTCTTGTTCGATCACAGATTTGCTAAGTCACTGTGGGGTGAGGAGAGCAGCTGCCCAGGCGGTTATCATGTAACAGGCGGTTATTGTCTAGACTATGGGCACGGCTGGCAATATCATCTCCAAATGATGGTAATATCTGACGACCCCCTTAAATACCTAGGAGAACATATGAATGACTAACATAGACGTCATCATACTTAAAGCCCACGAGATTGATCGTTCGAAGAAATACATCATTGAGGTCAAAGAGGGTTCAATGACTATGTATGACGTAGACATGATGGCAAATTCACTACAAAAGATGGGAGTTGTATCAGCGGTAATTGTCAGGACAAAGGACGGGGAGTCCATAACCATAAAGGAGGCTACTTAATTGACTAACTTCGATAAGTACCGCTCCACCATTATTAAAAAGTACGGAAGCTGGGATAACTATCAGAAAGAACGTAAACGCCGTATGATAGAGCGTCATGGCTCAGAAGAGGCTGTTATAGAGCTTCAGAAGGCTATTTCAAGTAAAGGTGGAAAGATGAGTACCTCACGACCATTCAGGGACGTAGAAGGGCTTGCAGAACGAGCAGAGAAGCTAAGTAAAACAGGAAAGGATAAAAATTAGTGTCATCATGAAGATAATATCTCCTACGAATGACGATAAAAGTATAGTAGTCGACGATGAAGATTATGGGCTCCTCAACAGGTTCAAATGGTATATAAACGACAACGGCTATGCCATGACTCAGATAAGAGGAGAAAAACATATTAGGATGCACCACTTAGTATATGGGTCTATAGACAATCATAAGCTAGTGATTGACCACCTTAACAGAAACAGACTAGATAATAGAAAGTCTAACCTACGCCTTACGACACAAGCGAATAATTCTAGGAATAGGGATTCGGTAGGATACTGCTGGGACTCCAGCAAAAAATCCTACGTTGTCAGGTATAGGGGAAAGTTCTATGGAAGATATAAAACAGCCAGGGAAGCTGAAAAAGTATACAAGCTCGCCCAAAGCGGAGTCGAGTATGTGCCAAGGCAGCGCCAGAAATACATGTTACCTAAAAACATCTATCGCCAAGCAAATAAATGGGGATATGGATTTACCCTAAACGGGATAACGTACAGGAAGAATGGCTACGCTACAATGCCAGAAGCACAATTAAAATTAGAAGTAGCGAGAAAAGAGGCATTAGCATCATATCAGGAACACGCACTGGAGGATTAAAGGCAGCGAAGCGTAATTTAGAGAAGAATCCTAACTTCTTCCGAGAGATCGGAAAAATTGGAGGTGTACGGGGAACTACAGGGGGATTCTATAAGCGGGAAGAGTGTAACTGTCCTTCATTCAGCTTTACTCATACTAAACCTATGTGTGCCGGTAAGAAAGGTGGAGCTATCAGCCGAAGAAACGGAAAGAAAGTACCACAGAACGCTTGACTTAATAGCACAGCCGTGCTAGTATATATACATAAGCTTAATAAGGCTTATGACCAAAGCAACGGAACGAGATGAATAGGGTCTCACGCCATTTACGCCACAAGGCACTTCCACCGCTCAAATAAAAAGGAGAACATATGCAAAATATAAAATCAGTAGCAAGGACGACTCTTATCGCTCTAGCGGCGTACGGGTTTGTCTACATCATGTTAGTAGCAGCGGGGTATCCAAACTAATGAGCTCTGTAAAACCTACATACACAAAGAAGCAGGTAGCAATTGCACTTCTACCGTGGAGTATAATTGTAACCATGGTACTGGTAACTACTGGTGCCATCACTGGATGGACATTACGAAGTAACTTCTACAGTGAGATCAGCCAACAAGTAAGCTCAATTGTGGAGGCTAAAACAAATGCTAAACCAGTCAAATCTGAGTAATACTAAAATATACTTCGAGAGTCTCGAGAAAGACCAACCACACCACATTGTGGTACGAGGCAAAGTAAAAGACGTAATTTAACAACCAGTTGGCGGCTATGCGAGGGCCGCCAACACTTTAACAATTTGAGTGATTGAGTGTAGTAGTACTGGTAACAAGTAGGTGTATATCGTGAGGTATATACAGGGCATGGATACCGTGGCTTTAGAACTGCTTGTTATCAGCACCATACACTCAATCTATTGTGAATTTTTATGGCGAGATAAAGTAGCTTTCCAGGCTGGTAAACATAAGAACCCAAAGATTTATCTCGCTAAATGAGTATGTGAGTGGCGGAATAGATAGACGCTATCACAGAACTAATGTGGCTGGAGAGATACGTGGGTTGGATTAGAAGTGTCCATCCCATAAGGAACGTGACCACTGCCTAGGCAAGCATAAGTGCAAGTCAAAACGGCGCGTATCATGCAAGGTGACTATACGAGTATATTGAGGCGACATATTCGTCTGGTGCGGGAGAGAACCCAGGCACGGTATAATTACCGATACTGAAAACCCATCTCGTCAGATCCTTGCCTCACATACTCAACCGTAAAAGTTCACAAAAGGAGGAACATGCCAACACAAAAGATGTGTAAGTCCTGTGGCCGTTCTATCATCATATGGAACTCGGCCCAAACAAGATGTGCTAAATGCCAAAAGGAAAGGAGTAAAGCCAAACCATCTAAACCAATTAATAGGATTGGTAAGCAGGGTAAGAAAACAGCCTCAGCCGTAGCTAAATGGAAGAAAACCCAGAAACCTAACCACGAAGGATACTACACCTGCTATCTATGTGGTAAATGGGTACCCTACCTAGAAGCTGAACATAAACTATCTAAAGCAAGACACCCAGAGAGTCGTACAGACCCTAATAACTTAGCACCTGTATGCTCTGAATGTAACGAGAAGAAACGAAGTAAGGATTATAAGGGAAAGGTAAAAGAAATTAAGTGAACT